GTTAAATATAGAACCCATTGATGTTTTTGTGGCTGGAACGGCTGATAATGAAATTCTTAATTCAACAATAATAATGCATAACTTTAAATAACATGGCACAGAATATAATACAAATCAATAGACCTGTAACTTCTACACAAAACGCAACTTGTTTAAATATAATTACTGATATAATTTCTTTAATTAAAGCGAAACACAGTTAATATATTTTTATATGAGTGAATCTGTTATAAATTTGGTTTTCGATAATTTCGACCAAGATGGAAATCCTATTCCAAATGGTTCACATATTACAGAATTAAAAGCAACATTATCAAACGAGTTTTTAAACAAAAACTCATTGAGAAATTTTAATTTTAATATAAAAACAAAATTCTATCACATAAATGATATTACTAACGATGCTATATTTTATTATATAGTCGGTTATACCACTACTCAGTTAAAAACAATATTAGACGATACATTCATACTATCTAATGAAGCGATAGAATTTTGTAAAAATAAAAATTTAAAAATTTTATTTGTAAATTTTCATGAAGTAAATTATGAAGAATTTTATTCATTAAAACAAATAGTTAAATATATTTCATATTTAGGATTAGAAGAAGATAATTTTTATTATATAAATAATAATAGTAGATTAGAAGAGTATAGAAATATATTAAACAGTAAAATCCATACATATAATTCTATGGTTTTATTTGAATTTATCGCAAATATATTATGTGAAACTAAAACATTTTTTAAACAAAATAAAGAATTTTTATTTTTATGCCATAACAGAATTTTTAAAAAACATAGAATTGAAACTTTATCTTTTTTAAAAACACACAATATATTAGAAAATACAGATTGGTCAAATTTAAATCAACAGTATAAACATGTAGTCTCCGAAAAATACGCACTTGGTTCGCGGCGTGGAGAAACTATGGATATACAAGAAGATAAATCAATTTCAAACAAAATAGGATTAAAATATTCTAAATACGAAATTGATAAAATAGATTTACTTCAATTAGGTCAACCGGAATTCGGCGTTGCAGTTACTCCGGAATGTTATTTAAATTGTTATATTAATATTATAACAGAAACACTTTTTTATTCTTTAGAAATACATATAACTGAAAAATCATTTCGTCCATTTTACTTTATGCAATTACCAATATTTGTTGCAACACATAATCATGTAAAATATTTGAAAAAACAATTTGGCTTTGATATGTTTGATGATTTAATAGACCATAGTTATGATTTAGAAAAAGACCATCCAAAACGTATGAAAATGGTTTTTGAAGAAATAAAACGTTTAAATGATAATAAAGATTTAGTAATTGATTTTTATAAAAACAATAAAGAAAGATTTGAAAAAAATTTAGAGTTGTTTCAAACGGCTTGTAATAAAAAAGAAACTTTAAATTTTTTTAAAAATATTAATACATTAAATAAAATAAATGATAGTAATGATTATTTTGATAAAAACCAAAAGAAATCATTAGTATAATGTACAATCAAAAAATAATTTTTAATGAATTAGAATGTAAACAAATTTTATCAGAATTTGTTGAAAATAATCACGTTGCTTACAAAATTCGTTATGATGGTGTTTTTTATGAAAAAGGATGTAGTGCTACTTCACATGATTTAAAATGGGATTCAAATAACAAATGGATTTTTAATAAAATTAAAAATTGGACAGATGAATTAAATTTGGGTTTAAAATGGAAAAAACCACCATCTGCAAGTTTTAGAAAATATAAAAAAGGAGATTTTTTTTTAAAACATACAGATGATGTAAAAGGTGATTATGTTAGAAGTGAAAGAGGTATTAGAATTTTAACAATAGGAATACAGTTAAATGATAAATTAGATTATTTTGGTGGCGATTTTTTTGTGTGGGACAATAGTAATAAAATTCATATTGATAAATCTTTGGGGAATTGTGCATTATATACTACTAATATGCCACACGAGGTTACTGAAATAACGGAAGGTGAAAGAAATTCATTAATATTATTTATTACAGATACACACGCTACTTTTACTAAAAGTATAATATAATATGAATAAACTTTGGACATTTGGAGATAGCTTTACTGCAGGTCATGGTTGTACTTTGGAATTTGAATATTATCAAAAATACTATAAAGAAGGGGATAAATTATGGGTTGAATTACTTGCTGAAGAAATGGGTTTAACATTATCAAATATTGGTAAAAGTGGTGCAAGTAATGATTATATTATAGATTCTATAATTTTAAATTGGAAAAAAATAAAACAAAATGATTTTGTTGTAATAGGAAAAACGTTTAGTTATAGATTTGATATACCAATAAAATCAGAAAAATATAGTATCGATACAATATCTAATAGTTGGCAATCACTTGGTATTTCTGAAAGAGAATTTAGAACAATTGGGTCACCTAATTATGTAGTTTTAGATAATGTAAATGAACAATTTGAAACAATTATAAATTTTAATTATCATTTCGCGGCAAATCCATTGTATAAAGAACGACAAGATTTAAGATATGACTTCTTAGTAAATGAGTTGGAGCAAAAACAAATTAAAGTTTATTTATGGGATATTGAGTCCTCACACAGAAAACTAAAGTTTAACACCATAAAAATGGATACTAAAAATGAAATAGATGACGGTCATTTTTCTTTTAAAGGACACATTGAATTTTATAGATGGATTTCTAAAAAAATAAAAAATGAAAATAAAATAATTTAAATGGTAATTACAATTTTAGCAGAACCCAGAAGTGGTTCAACCAATTTAACAAATTGGTTTTATCATAATAAAAATTTTACCACATTGTTTGAACCATTAAATCCTATGTCAAAGTGGTTTCAAAAAGATATACCCCCAACAGATTATCCATACAATACCGAACATTTGTGTATTAAAGAAGTGTATTACCCACACAAGGACTGGACGGATATAATAGAAGTATCTGATAAAATCATTATATTATATAGAAACGATTACATAAAACAATTAGAATCATTTTTAAATGCGGTAAGAACCTCCAATTGGGGCGGTGAATATATATACAAACATATTGATACAACATTTATTAAAGAAAATACTGATTATTTTAATGAATTAAAAATTAAATTTAAAGAAAAATATATAGATATGGATTTTTTTAAAATATCATATGAAGAATTATATAATGAAAACGGATTTCAAAAAGTAGTTGATTATATAAATTTAGATTGTGTTGAAAATAAAAACTTTCCATATGGTCAAAAATACCGCATAGAATTTAATGAAAAATCCAAAACTTTAATTTAAATGGAAATACAATTCTGGTATTGTGATTTTTATTCTAGTTGTACAAATATTAAAGAAACAATTGAAAAAATAGATAATACTATTTTATTTAAAAATATTTCTATTGATGAAATAGACTCCACAAAATTAAATTTTTTAATTTTTTTATTAGAAACCGAATGGACAAATTCAGATGCCGATAAAATTAAAGAATTTCCAGAAAATATAAATTTATCACATACTAATTATAATAAATTTATAAATTTATTAATTAAATTACAAAATAAAAATTTTTATTTTATAATGGATAATACAGGAGAGGCTGTGCTTTGGTTAGATGAAAAACATTTAAATTTTTTTAATGCATTAAATAGAAATAAAATTGATTCTAATAGATTAATTATTGCAAATAATGATTCATCTGATATTGGTATAGATAAAAGAAGTAAGTATAATCCAATCCATAATTTAGCAAAATATGGTAGTTTTATATTAAATACGTGTTTTTTTCCTAATTTTTTTTTATCAACCTATAATCATATGATTGGTTATGTTAGTGATACTACTATTAAAAAAACAATCAAACCAGATAAAACTTTTTTATGTTTGAATAGAAGAATGAATTTTAAAAAATATCAAATTATTGAAGAATTGTTTAATAAAAGGTTATTAAGAGATACTCGATTTACTTGGGTACACAACGCAGTACCTATTAATCAAATAAATAAAAAATTATTATTAGAACTAAATATAAATGTAGATAACTTTAAATCAATTCAATTGGAAGATGATGTAATATATGGTAGTCAATTATCATATTTAGATGAGTTTTTATACACCATAAACCCAAACTGGTATTATAAAAGTAAAGTTAATATTATAATAGAAACTATGTTATATAAAAATTCAATACACCTTACAGAAAAAACATGGAAAGCAATCTATTTAGGTGTTCCATTTGTTATATATGCGCCATCAAAACATTACCTTAAAACATTAAGAGATATGGGATTCAAAACATTTAATTCGGTTATTAATGAGGACTATGATGAAATGGATGGTGAGGATAAAATAAAAAAAATTATAGATAGTGCATTAGAATTATCAAATATTTATGATAGTAAAGAAGTATTAGAAATATGTAAATTTAATCAGGAACTATATTTTAATTTAGAGTATCGTAAAAAAATATATAAAGAAACTTTTTTAGATAAACTATATGATATTAAAACCATATTTGTTTCTAAAACCTTAATTTAAAATGGATATAAAAATATATAATAATACGGTAATGGTTCCAGTAAAATGTGGTAGTAGATATTTGAATAAAATTTGGGAAAATGAAAGAATTAAATTTAATCATTTCGAATATTTAGAATTTCCAAAAGTAAAATACATAGTGGTAAGAGACCCAATGAGCCATTTAATAACCGCACTCCATACAGAAACTTTAGAATTTATAAATAAATCCGGTGAAAGTAATAATTTTCATCATAAATTAAAAGATTTTGTTAGTCCACATGGAGTTACTCATTGGTGTGTTCGTTTTTACGAATACTTTTATTATTACAAAAAAAAATATGGTGAAGATATTCAAATAGTAAAATTAGAAAATTTAACCGAATTATTAAAAAATTTAGGTTATACCGTTGAATACAATTCGGATGAATATAATTTTAACAACTATAAAATGTGGTGGTCAAAAGATGAGTTATTTGAAATTTTAAAAAACACACATCCAAATGAAATTAATTGGCTAATTGACAAAGTTAAAATTCAAAATGTGTATTATAACAAACTTTTTAATAATAATGTTGATATAATATGAAATCTATAAAGTATTGGAAAAAAGATGAGTTCGATGTTGCTACTTATAAATGGAATTTAGCTGAAAGAAGAAATCAAACATTTAATGGCTCTGGTTCAGATGAAAGCGGAACTAATGTTTACACTTATAATGAAATGGGATTCAGAGGAGATTCAATCTATAAAGATGGATTTAGAATTTTATCAGTTGGATGCTCTCATACTGAAGGAGTTGGTGTATCTGATAATCAAACTTGGCCACATTATTTTTCAAGATTAATAGATAAAGGAGTTGATTTAAATGTAGGATTTGGTGGTAGAAGTAATGATTATATAGCAAGATGTATAGTTTCGTTAGTTGATACTTTCAGACCTAATCTTGTCAATATTATGTACACATATCCATCAAGAAAAGAATACTACAGATATGGTGGAGAATTAGAACCATTTCATATGAACCCTTGGGGATATTTTGAAGAGAACAAAGAAGGTATAGAAGAATATAAAGCAATTGCCAGAATAACACACGATGAAAATGATTTAATAAATTGGTATAAGAATCATTTGTTGATAACTAATCTATTACAAAATAAAAAAATACCATACACTTGGAACGGTTCTTTTTTGAATGATGATAGTGTAATAGATGATTATAGATTCGATGGTGATTATGGTAACTTTAGAGAATTCTCAATAGATGGTAAACATGCAACTGATACTCACAACAAAGAATATGCTAATAAATTGTTTGATTTTTGTAAACATAAAAAGTTAATTTAATTTGTTAATTTAAAAAACTTTTCGTATCTTTGGATATGATTATAGTTCCACAAACACCCATAACAGAATCTAGCTTTCAAAAATGGAAGTCTCATAGATTAGAAGTAGAAGACGGCTTAGATTCGTACCATTACTATGTAATACCCTTAATTGATATTGATGAAGAAGAGATACCAGATATTGAAAGAATACCTGCATTATTTAGTTCCGAATCTGATGCATATTTTAATGATGATGGTAATGTAGAATATACTTTGCGATTATTTGATGATGACCTTCCTGAATTAGAATTTGAAGAAGAGGTTGAAATACTTTACAAAATTTTAACAAAAAAAGAAATTTATTTAAAATAACTTGGAAAAGTTAAAAATATTTCGTATATTTGATTTATCTTTTTTACTATACTTAAACTTTAAAGCAACATGAAAGAAAAAACAGAACAAGAATTAGAAGCAAATTACAACAAATTTATCGAAATCCTTAAAAAGTACTTTACAGGAGAACGATTAGAAAAGTTGTTATTTATGTACTCACCAGATGAGTTAGGATTGAATCTAACGGTCTCTCCAGCATCAGGCAACAAAGGATTCCATAATGCATACGATGGTGGTTATATTGACCATATTTTTAATGTTTGTAAGAATGCTCTAAAAGTAAAAGAACTATTTGTATCAGCAGGTGGTAAGATTGATTTTACAGATGAAGAATTATTATTTGCAGCATTACATCACGATTTAGGTAAATTAGGAATCAAAGGAGAACTACATTATGTAGCTAATGATTCAGATTGGCATATTAAGAATAGAGGTGAGTATTACAAACGTAATGAGAATATTACATTTATGACAATTACTGATAGAACTTTTTATACTTTAAATCACTATGGTATTCAGTATAATGAAAAGGAATATTTTGGAATTAAACTTACAGATGGTATGTTTGACGAGGATAACGAAAAATATTACAAAACTTTTGATTTATCAAAATCTCTAAAATATACAATTCAGTATGTATTACATTGGGCAGATTATATGAGTACAATTGTAGAAAGACAACAAATATTAGGATAATAAAATATATGACACTTTTACAGAAAGTATGACATTTTGTCATACTTTTTTGTTTTGGTGTAGAAATTGGAATACTATATTTAAACTTTAAAAAATTATTATTATGAGCACATTTAACAGTACAACTAGCTACAAAGCAAATTTAAACGATTTATTTTTAGATTGGGATAATCTATTTTCTCATGCTAAACAAAACGTATTTTCTGATTATACTACAAAGGCATTGGAAGATGGTAAAATTGAATTGGTTGTGAGTGTATTAGGACACGACCCTAAACAAATCAATTTAGAAGCAACTGAAGATAGGATTACAATTAAATCCACAAAACCAGAAGGTTCTAGAACTGCGTTAATTAAAGATATTGATTTTAGCTTTAAATTGGGTAATGATTATGATGGTACAAAATCGGAAGCTAAGTTCAATTATGGAGTACTTTCAATCATCATCGATAAGAAGGATGAAAGAAAGGCAAAAAAATTATCTATTAATATTAGGTAATATAAGTTATTTTTCGTATATTTAGAAGGTAGGAGCATATAGTTCCTACCTTTTTTTATAAATAAATATTTATTACTATGAGTATGATGTACAAAAGTCAAATCCAAAACTTATTAACAGTATTGGATGGCAAGTTAAGAGTTTTAGAAGGAGCAGCATCTGGTGCTATGAAACTTGAACCAAAAGATGTTATTCAATTAGTTCACGATATTAGAAAAGTTTCTGATAGAATGGCAGAATTAATAAACATTGAACGAGAATAAATGAATTGGCTTAAATATTTAGTGGGTATATCTGCAATTTTGGTTGCAGGATGTGCAGCTTATTTCTCTGTAACTGGTTTGGGTGTTCTATTTAGTGGAGCATCAACGGCAGTAATGGTGATGGCAGGTTCTTTGGAATTTGCCAAATTAGTAACTGCTACTTATTTAAAACAAAAGTGGGATGACATACAGGGTTTCAATAAGGTATATTTAACAATATCTGTTGTAATTCTTATGTTAATCACATCAGCGGGTATTTTTGGTTATTTATCAAATGCATTTCAAGCACAATCACTTCAACTACAACAAGTAGATAGGGAGATTGCCGTTCATCAAACAAAAATCGACCAAAATACTACTCAAATTGAGCAACTTTCTACCCAAATTACCGAATTTAACACTAATCAAGGTAAAATATTGGATGGTGGTAAGGTAAACTCTCGTCTTATTCGTTCAATTGATAACAGAGACAAGCAAATTGCTAAGATTAACACCAAAATTTCAAATTTACAAAGCCAAAATAGTGAAGAAATTGAAAAAATTAACCAAATTAAGATTTCTAACTTAGATTTAGAAAAAGAAGTAGGTGGGTTTAGGTTTGTTGCCGAAGCATTTGGTGTAGAATTGAAAAATGTTGTAAAATTCTTTATTTTTATCATTGTTATAGTGTTTGACCCTCTTGCAGTTGCTCTAATTATTGCATTCAATGGGTTAGTAGGTGTTAAAAACCGAAAAGAAGAAGAAAATTTAACAGAAAATGTCAAATTAGATGAGGTAATTCGACAAAATTCCGAATTAGTGGAAAAAACTTACCAAGTTTACGGAGATGGTGGAAAAAATTTACCAATTGAGGAAGAACCCGAATTTATAGTGGAAAATATTTCATCAAACGAAGAAGAAATTCAAAATTTACAATGGGAAGAATTTATGCATCCTGAGTTTCCCTGGTCTAAAAAATCATTGTGGATAAATAATCCAAAAGCAGTTCAATATTGGATAAATTCAAAAAAAGGTTCTATGAGAGAGCTCATTAAGATTAAAAACGAAGAAGAAAATACAAAAATCTACTAATGATAACAATTTCAGAAATAGCATTAAACCACATTTCATCTTTAATGGTGGAAAAGGGAATAAACCCAACTACACACTATTTAAGAGTCGGTGTAGAAGGTGGTGGTTGTAGTGGTTTATCTTATGTAATGGATTTTGATGATACAATTCAAAAAACAGATGATGTAGTTAAAACTGATACAGAATTAAAAGTAATAATAGACCGTAAATCACTTCTTTATCTAGCTGGTACAGAATTAACCTATTCCGATGGTTTAAACGGTAAAGGTTTTCAATGGGGTAACCCGAATGCAAGTAGAACTTGTGGTTGTGGTGAAAGTTTTTCTATATAAGCTTGGTTTTATAAAATAAATTTTGTATATTTGTTTTATGAATATAGGATATGCATGTATTAATATGACGTTAGGAGAACAAACTCCTAAAATCACTACCAATCGTAGTATGGTTAAGAAAACCTTTACACAAAAAGGTATTTCTTATGCTTCCGAATTAGCACTACAAAACTCTCGTGATTTATTTGAGATTATCAAATGGAATGTTAAGAATGGTATCAAACTATTCCGTATTTCATCTGATATGTTGCCGTGGGCATCCGAATACAACGTAGAGGATATGCCAGATTTCACAAAAATATCAAATATCTTAAAAGGTTGTGGTAATTATGCCAAAGAAAACGGTGTTAGACTTACATCCCATCCAGGTCCGTTTAATGTGTTAGTTTCTCCTAATCCAAAGGTAGTAGAAAACACTATTAGAGATTTAGAGTTACATGGTAAATTGTTTGACTTATTAGGTTTAGAATTTACCCCATACAATAAGATTAATATTCATTGTAATGGTGTCTACGGAGATAAAATTAGTGCAATGGATAGATTCTGTGCTAACTTTGAGAAACTCTCTGAGAGTGTAAGGAAACGATTGACAGTGGAGAATGATGATAAGGAGAGTATGTACTCTGTTGCAGATTTAATGTATATCCATGCAAAGATTGGTATTCCAATTGTATTCGATTACCACCATCATCAGTTTTGTACAGGTGGGTTATCAGAAAGACAAGCTCTATTACTTGCAACCTCTACATGGAGAAAAAGTGGTGTTACTCCCGTTGTACATTATTCAGAATCAAAAGCACTGCATGAAAACAATACAAAAATTAAAGCACAAGCACATTCCGATTATATTACATCCATCCCCAATACATACAATATGGTTGTGGACATTATGGTTGAAGCAAAAGCAAAAGAATTAGCAATATTACCATTTATTAGTTAAATTATGAAAAAGTACGCATTATTCATCGGAAGATGGCAAACTTGGCACGAAGGTCATCAATGGTTGATAGACCAACAATTTCAAAAGGGTAAAAATGTATGGATTGCCATTAGAGATGTAAATAGGGATGAAAATAACCCAAAAACTGCACAACAAGTAATGATGGATTTAACCGAAACTTTAAGAGGATATGTTTCAACAGGCAGGTTATATATTTCTGTTATACCTGATATTGAATCAGTTAATTATGGTAGATATGTTGGATATGATGTAATATACCACGAACCACCACAAGAAATAGGTAAAATAAGTGGAACTTCTATAAGAAATGGTACATTATAAGAGACATATACTAAAATCGGTTAGTTATCGTATTTTAGGTACATTTACAACCGTTTTATTGGCTATTTTAGCTGGATTACCCATAAAATGGGCAGGAATTGTAGGTATTGGTGAATTAATAATAAAACCCATAATATACTTCTTTCATGAAAGAGTTTGGTATAAATGGGTTAAATATGGTATAAATGATTAAAGAAATACATTGTTTTGGAACGTCTCACACAGAAGGAGGTGGTTTTGAGTTTATGCATAAAGAAAAAGGCATAGAATTAAAAAAATTCTATAATGAACAACCATTTACAAAAGAAAACTACTCATATCCAGGACAATTAAAAAAATTAGTTGGTAGTGATATAAAAGTTTATAATCATGCAAAATCTGGTTATGGTAATGAAAGAATGTATCGTTTGGTATATGATGTATTAAATAATGGAACACCAAATGATGAAAAATTATTATTATTAGAATTTTCAATTATTGGCAGAAAAGAATATTATTCAAAATCTATAAATGATTATTTTATTGCCAATTATTCATTTAATAAAGATGGTTATATTCAAAATTTAGATGTAGCTCAAACATATTTTATTTCATCATATAAAAATGTTGAAAAATTAATTAAACCGTTGGTTTATGATTTTATGAGAGAAACTATTGATTTTGATATTCAAGAAAAAACTATGAAAATGAATAATGATTTTTTTATAGATTATTTATTTTATAATAATGTTAATTTTTTACTAACATCACCACCATACTTTTTACAACCAAGATTGGGAGGAGATGAAAAAATAAAAAATAATTTAATAAAATTTGAAGAATTTGTGTATGATTTATATGTTTTTACAGAAAAAAATAAATTAAGAATAATGGATGATACGAATAATCAAATTCCAGATGGACATTCTGGATTAGAAGGAAATAAAAAAATAGCAAAAATAATTTTTGATAAAATTAATAATTTAAAAATAAACAAATGAAATTAATTACGGATAAAAACACAAACGGTTTAACATCCAAAGAATTTACAGAATTCTTAAAAACACCAACCCCATATTCTTTATTTACAAAAGAAGAAGCAGAAGAATTAGAACAAACACTTAAAAAAGGATTAGAAACATATCCAGGTTTAGGTATTTCAGCAACTCAATTGGGAATTAAGAAAAGAGCTTGTTATATTAAATTTGGGGATGATGTAAGTGGAATGGAATTATTCTTATTAAATCCAATTATCAAAGAACGTAGTAAAGACGGGTTTTTATTTTACGAAGGATGTTTATCTATTCCAAAAACAGTAACTGCTCCTTTGAGAACCATTCGTTCTACAAAAGTTATTGTACAAACTGATAATTTAGGAGAATTGACATTTGAAATTAATCCAGAAGGAGATAAAGCAAATGATAGAGTTTCTGCTGAAACTATGATGACGGTTATTGTTCAGCATGAAATTGACCATTTAGATGGAATTACAATTAAAGATAGAATTTATTCAACTACTCGTACTGTTCGTAAAAATTATGGTAGAAACGATTTAGTTGTAATGAAATCACCAGATGGTGAAATGGTTGAAGTTAAATATAAAAATTCAAATAAATTCTTTTTACAAGGATACGAAGTAGTTTAATATGATAGGATTATACATAACAATTACAGTTTTATTAGCATTGATTATAACATTAGGATATGTTATTATTATTAATTTACAAAAAATAGAAAGTTACGAAGATTTCATTGAAAAAGAAATTACGAGAAACGAAGCATTACTGGAGGCATTAAGACAAATAGATGAACGTCAGATGTTTGAGAAGGATGATGATGTAGGTTCAATATTTTACCAAATAAAAGAAACCATCGAAAGATTCAAACAATTTAACTAATATGCCTAGAAAAGCCAAAAGTAAACAGTATTTCACAAAAGATACAGAAGATGCTATTATAGAGTACAATTTAACCGAAGACCAACGTGTTAAAGATAAAGTTTATAAAGATAGAATTAAACCTGCATTTGACAAACTTGCAGAAATAGTTTATAACAAATGGAAGTTTAGTTATTTTGATGATGAACCCAGAGATGTAATGTCTGAAGTTGTTACATTTATGATTGAAAAGATTCATATGTACAAAGCAGGTAAAGGTAAAGCATTCTCTTACTTTACTATTGTTGCAAGAAATTATTTGATTTTAAATAACAACGCAAATTATAAACGATATAAAGATACCGATATTATATCAAACTTACCTGACCATTGGGATACAGAAAACAATTGGGAAGAAGAAAATACTAATGATGAATTCCGTACATTTAATAAACGAATGTTAGCATATTGGGATATTCATTTAGAAAATCATTTCCCAAAGAAACGTGATATGCAAATTGCAGATGCAGTTTTAGAATTATTCAGAAGAGCGGAATACATAGAAAGTTTCAATAAAAAATCTTTATACCTACTTATTAGAGAGATGACTGGTCATCCAACACATTACATAACCAAAATTGTCAATAAAATGAAAGACAAGCAAATGGAGTTATATAGTGAATTTGACAGAACAGGAGACTTAACTATGTAGATTATGATTAAATTAGGAATATCTGCTTTTTACCACGACTCAGCAGCAGCAATAGTAATAGATGGTGAAGTAATAGCAGCAATAGAAGAGGAGAAGTTTACAAATATCAAACATGATAATTCATTTCCCTTACAAGCAATAGAATGGTGTTTAAAATCAGCAAAAATAACAATTGATAAAGTTGATATGATTTGTTGGTACGAAGAACCAAAACTAAAATACGATAGGGTTGAAGCTACTTTAGGTAAAAGTTGGTTGAAGAACTTTAAAAAATGGACAACATTTAAAAAGGAATTTTCAAACGGTGAAGGAAACTTAAAAGATTACTTTAAAACACAAATTGGTTATACAGGACCAATAACGTATGTAAAACACCATTTATCACATTTAGCACTATCTTTTTACACTTCCCCTTTTGAGGAAGCCATTGGTATGTCTATTGATGGAGTAGGTGAGTGGGATTCGGTGGTTGTAGCAGATTGTGATAAGAGTGGTATCAAAGAAAAACATTCAATCAAATTTCCAAACTCATTAGGATTAGTATATTCTAGCATAACTGCTTATTTAGGGTTCAAACCAAATGGTGGTGAGTATAAAGTAATGGGGTTAGCACCTTATGGCAATCCAACGAAGTACTCACATATATTTAACAAAATATCAAAAGTTAATGAAGATGGTACAATTGATATAAGACAAAAGTATTTTACTTGGAGAACATCTAATACAGATATGTACAATTTTGATTTGGTTGAACTAATTGGGTTTGAACCAAGACCATCCGAATCAAAGATTGAGCAAGAACATATGGATTTGGCAGCTGCCTTACAACAATGGTACGAATCTCAATTATACTTCTTAATAAGAAACGAATGTAAGGGTACTGACAAACGGAATTTAGTGTTGGGTGGTGGTTGCGCATATAATGGAACTGCTAACGGCAAAATCAAAGCAAACACCGAAATACAGAACGTATGGATTCCATATGCACCATCGGATGCGGGTTCTGCTATTGGAGCCTGTTTATACTATTGGCATGATATACTTGCTCACCAAAAAGTAGAAGGTGGTAATAATATATCTCCATATTTAGGTCCATCTTATACTGATTACGATATACAACTTGCAATTAGAGAAAATTTAGATGATATAGTTGTTCGTAAGTTATCTGATTCCGAAATATTAAAAGAAACTGCACAAATGATTAACAATGGTTCAATTGTTGGGTGGTTTCAAGGTAGAACTGAATTTGGTGCAAGAGCATTGGGTAATCGTTCTATTTTAGCAAATCCTCATATATCAGATATTAGAGATAAGATAAATAGAGTTGTAAAGAAGCGGGAAATGTTTAGACCATTTGCTCCATCTGTTACAGTTGAAGATTATCAAACATATTTTGTTTCAGAAAGTGAAGTTCCTTATATGAATCAAGTAGTTAAGGTTAGTGATTTTAAAAAGATACCATCTGTAACTCATGTAGATAAATCAGCAAGGATACATACGGTTAGGAGAGAACAAAACGAAAAATACTACGATTTATTAAAAGAATTCGAAAAAGTAAGTGGTACTCCCATTTTGTTAAACACATCATTTAATTTAAGAGGGCATACAGTAACAAATGACCCAAAGAAAGCAATCTGGACTTTCTTAAATTCAGAAATGGATTATCTTATAATAGAGAATTATTTGATTAGTAAATAATTATTAATAAAGAATAAAATATGGCATCTGAATTTCAGTTATTTGATGGTAAAAACTTATCATCACTATTTAAAGATATTTACGATAATCAACAAGTAAAAAAGAAGAATATATCGGATATGATTGAATCTCTTCGTAAGTTGATTCGTAATGTAGGTGAAGCAACAGTCCTTGCACCTATTATTAGAGATTTAATTGATTCATCTATTAAAAATGATGACCATTTAATTAAATTAGCAACCATTGCACAAAGATTGGCAGCAGCTGAAGCAAAGGGAATTGGTGAAGATGGTTGGTTGAGTGAGCATGAGAAAGCACAATTATTAACGGAATTGGAAGATACTGTTAATGAGATTGATAAAAAGAATGATGAGAAATTATTAGATATTCAAGTTGAAATAGAAGATATAAAAACTAAATTATAATGGAAACATTTTTAGCAACAGTAGAAACGGTTTATCCAACATATCAAAAATTTGATAAATACGAAAAATCTGGAAGTTCAATAGATGATACTGTTTCTGTTTATAACAAAAATACAAATTTTAGTGATTTAGATGCAAGTTTGTATGGTGCAATAACTTATAGATATGAGGATAGTGTTCAACAAAATATTGTCGCTAGACCTTTTGATAGAAATAATTTTACATTTCCAATTAAAGGTGAAACTGTTGTAATTTTAAAAATGTTTGGAACATATAGTCAAACATTCTGGTTACCATATACTAATACACCATATCCAAATTATAGAAAAGATTATTCAGCTGATAAAAATACTAAACCAGATACTAAGAGTGATACCGGTAAAGGTTTAGACCCTACTAAAGTAAGTGCTGCCGGTGGAATTACCCAAACCAATACGCCAAAAGATGATGATATTGGTTATAATGTAAACGAAAAGATTAAATTTTTAAAACCAAAAAATGGTGATACTATTTTAAGTGGTAGAGTTGGTAATACAATTAGAATGTCTGAATTCTTTTTATCATCCGATGGTAAATCGTATCCTGGTATATTCATCCGTAATAAACAAAATCCTGAATTAGATAGTAAAAAAATTGGTGAAACGGTTGATGAGGATATAAACAAAGATGGTTCATCTGTTTACTTTGTATCAGGTAAAACAAAAGTTCCATTTAAAGAAACAATTAGTAAATCAAAGAAAGCATTTGCAGGTTATCCATCGGATTTTAGTGGAGACCAGTTATTTGTAAATTCAGATAGAATTATATTATCTGCAAAAGCAAAAGAATTTATTATATTTGGAAAAGGTAATACGGGTATTATAACCGATGGAACGTTTTCAGTAGATGCTGCTAAACCTATTCATTTACTTTCATCCAACAACGTTACAGTTGAATCCGAAGGTGGCAATCAAATATTTTTAAATTCAAATAGTGGTAAAATATTTTTAGGTAAAAATCAAGGGGCAGGACAAGTAGGAGCTGCGGTACAACAAATGGTATTAGGTGGTGAGTTGGTTGATTTGATGGAAGAATTAATACTTGCTATTTTAAATCAACAATATTTAACAAACTCTGGAACAACAGGACTTGGACCTATGAATGCAAGTGATTTTGTTCAAATTTCAAATAAATTAAAAACAATATTATCTGCCAATAATTATTTAAGTAAAACATAATGGCAATTAATTTAGCTAAACCTGGTATTAATCCATTTATTGCTAAACCATCCAAAAGTTGGGCTGAGTTTTATTTTAATATGGCAGTTGATATGTTAGAAGCAACTCTGTATTCACAGGCAACGGTTCAAGCTACGGAAGGTCTTAATACATACTTTGGAATTGATATTACATCTGCTCTTGGAACGGATATAGAAAGTATAGAAAATATAGTTTCTAATGCCGTATTTGCAAAAAACTTATCAGAAGAATACGATAAAGTTATAAAAGCGGGGTTTACCATAGTGGGCGGAGTTCCGTTTGAAGGTGGAAATCAGAAATTAATGGGTATTACTTTATTAGGTATTTTAAATAAAACAAAATTAGATAAAAATGGTGATTTATTAAGAGATATAGGACCTGCAATTCAAGCATATTGGACAGGTGCAACTCATTCACCATTACCAATACCAAATTCAAAATCTTTTCCAACACCATCTATACCATGTATAGGTTCTCTTGCAAACTTAACAACAACAATTGGTTTTAATTTCTCACCTGGTATTTGGACACCATTGGTTGTTACACCAAATGCAGAACCTGCACCATTTTTATTAAATTTTATAATTAGTGCAAACTTACATTTATTAACAGTTGGTGGTATGTTTTTTTGTAATTGTCAATATCCGCCACCGGCTCCTCCTGGACCTGGGGTATTACCTTGGTTGGGATATTTTACATATCCAGTATCTCCAACATTATTTACTGGCAGGTCTTGGAAACAAATATTACAAACAACGGGAAGAGCAGGGGCAACTAGAGTAAAAGAAGTTGGGTTAGAAGTGGCTGGTTCAACTTTATTAGCAGTATCATCCGAAGCTTTAATTGGTAAAGGTGAAGTTAGTGTTGATGCTTTTGGAAACCGTATTATTTCTGGATTTATTGATGCGGGTAGTAACCCAAATTTAACACCATCTCAACAAGAAGGACTTGCTTCTATATTAAATCCAAATATTGTTCAAGTTGATTTACCTGGTTAATTATAAACAATGGATAAATTTGAACTTATTATATTTATTAACATAACGAACATATTTTTATTATGAAATCAGACATTTTATTATCACTTATTAAAGAAGTGGTTAAGAATGAAGTTAAGACACAGGTTAGACAGCAGGTTATTTCTGAAATAACAAAGCTTATTAAATCCGGTGCAGTTACATTAAATTCTAACAGAAAACCACAAGCTCCTACATTAAAGGAGGCAATTGGAACTACAGACCCATTTGCAGCGGCAAGTGCTGCTTTACAAAAGAGTAGAGTATCTGTACCACAACAACAAAGAGTTCAACAACCACAAAAGGAATATACAAAGAATTCTGCATTAAACGAAATTCTTAATATGACAACTCCATTTACCGCAGCACAAAGAGCAGAGGGTGGTGGTAGTGGTGGTAGTGTATTAGATATGTTACAACCACAAATGAGTGTTGAAGAAGATGGTTGGGAAACTATGGATTATAGAGATTCGGGTGTTCCACAAAATATGCCACAACAAATAGAATCAACGGGTGATGCATTGCAAGATGCAACTATGAAAGCATTAACGAGAGATTATTCTGAATTAGTAAAAAGATTTAAATAATGGCTTTAGAACTAGGTAAAGTAAAAGTACAAGATTTAACGGAAAATGATTATAAAATAATAGGAATTGGAATCAATAAAAGTTCTAATTCTAATGGTATATTTTCTGTCAACTATACAACTTTAACTCAGGCAAAAGATAATTTAAAAAATTTAATTCTTACACATAAAGGTGAAAGAATAATGAATCCAGAATTTGGATGTGATATTTGGAAATTATTATTTGAACCAATCATTGAAGGTGATATTGATTCAAAAATAGAAAATACAATAATAGATGCAGTATCTATCTGGTTACCATATTTGAACATAGACCAAATAATTTTTGATTACGATGATATTGATATAGATAATCATACAATTGGTTTAGATATTAAGTTTTCATTGGCATCAAACCCAAATTTAGGTGATTCAGTACAAATAAATGTAAATAATTAATAATGGCAATTAAACCGATAGATAAAAATTGGGGAAACGATAATAAAAAGATAAGTTATCTTGGTAAAGATTTTGCTACTTTAAAGCAAAACCTAATAGAATATACTAAAACTTATTTTCCAAATTCCTATGCTGATTTTTCAGATTCATCACCAGGAACAATATTTATAGAACATGCAGCTGCCATTGGTGATATTTTATCTTTCTATCAAGATGTTCAATTAAAAGAATCTATGTTAGCTTATGCTACTGAACGTAAAAACGTTATAGCATTGGCACAAACAATGGGTTATAAACCAAAAGTAACAACACCTGCAGTAACTACGATGACAGTTCATCAATTAGTTCCATCGGTTGGAGTTGGAGTGCAGAGTGTACCAGATAGTAGATTTTATTTAAGAGTAAAAGAGGGAATGGAAATTCAATCTTCAACGAATGCGGAAATAGTATTTAGAACAACTGATTCTGTTAATTTTGCAGATACGGGTAGTAATTCTGTTAGTGTATTTGAAAGAGACCCCAACGGAAATCCTACTAGATATTTAATTTCAAAAACAGTAAAGGCAATATCTGCAAGGCAAATTTCTACTTCAATTACATTTCAAGAAACAGATACCGATTACCCATCCGCAACATTATCGGATACCAATATTATAGGAATAACTTCTATTGTAGATTCAAATACAAATGAAATATTTTATGAAGTTCCTTATTTAGCTCAGGAAACTATTTTTGTTGAAAAACAAAATACATCATATAATTCAGATTTAAATGAATTTTCTGGCTCCGTTCCTTATATTTTAGAAGTACAAAAAGTACCTCGCAGATTTTCTGTAAAAGTAAATTCCAATAATACTATAGATTTACAATTTGGAAATGGTGGAGGTACTGGTTTAACAGACGAGCAAATTTTACCAAATACAAAAAATATAGGATTAGGATTAGCAAATTCAATACAAAGATTAAATCAAGGTATTGACCCATCTAATTTTTTAAAAACAAATACATTTGGAATATCTCCTGCGGGCAAAACTCTTTTAATAAATTATTTAGTTGGTGGGGGTATTGAATCAAACGTAAATACTGGTGATTTAACTACAATAAGAAAAATTGAATTTGAAGAAGATGTTCTATCAATTCCATTGGATATATTAAGTGGATATAATGATACCAAAACAACTATTGCGGTTGAAAATTTAGAACCCGCAGTTGGTGGTAGAAGTAGTGAATCGATTGAAGAGATTAGACAAAACGCATTGGGTTCGTTTGGTTCTCAAAATAGAGCAGTAACTAGACAAGATTATGTTGTAAGAACTTTATCTATGCCAGAACGATATGGTTCAATTGCAAAAGTATATGTTTCACCTGATGGGGAGATTGATAATAATTCACCATCATCTATTTTAGCAAATCCAAAATATATTACTGAATTTGTTGGGTTGGTAGATGGGTTAAAAGATAAACCACAATCCGAAGTTCAAAAAGAATTAGTTAAATACCTTTCACAAAAACGTTCTGCAATATCGGAAGTAAATAATCCATTTGCAATTAATATGTATATTTTAGGTTATGATGAAAATAAAAAACTTACAAATTTAAATACGGCAGTTAAACAAAATTTAAAAACTTATTTAGGAGAATATCGTTTGATGACAGATTCAGTAAATTTATTAAATGGATTTATTGTAAATGTTGGATGTGATTTTGAAGTAATATGTTATTCTAATTATAATAAAAATGAAGTAATAGCAAATTGTTTATTACAAATGCAAGATTATTTTAATATAGAAAATTGGACTTTTAATAAACCAATAAATATTTCAGAAATGGAATTAATTCTTGCAAATGTAGAAGGAGTTATGAGTGTTCCATCGGTTAAAATATATAACCTATGTGGTGGTGATGGAAACTATTCTACAAACAAATACAATATAGACCAAGCAACTAAAGATAAGATGATTTATCCATCATTAGACCCTTGTGTTTTTGAAGTTAAGTACCCAAATAAAGATATTAAAGGAAGAGCACTATAATGCATAAATTTTTCACATCATCATTTGACGCAAGTATATACTTACAACAACCAGACCAGAACGCAGGTAGGGATGAAATGTTGGAAGTTGGTAAATTATATTATGGTTCTACAAAAGATATAGCTAGAACTTTAATTAAATTTGATACAGGTTCAATTAAGTCAGAAATACAATCAATAGGAACAGGTAGTTGGGAAACATATTTAGTATTGCGTTCTGCTAACTCTGAAGAAATCCCATTAGAGTATTCAATTTATGCAAATGCAGTTTCTCAAAGTTGGACAATGGGTACGGGAACAAAATTTGATAATATAACATCTGATGGTGTTAGTTGGAAATATAGAAATGGTATAGCTACATGGCAAGATAATGTAACGGCAGGTACGGCAGTATTTGTAGCAGGAACAACAGGTTCAGCAAACGCAGAAGGTGGAACTTGGTTCATTACAGGTTCAGCAACACAATCGTTTAGTAATGAGCCAGATGATATTAGAATGAATGTTACCAACATAATGCATCAATGGGTTAGTGGTTCTTTAAAGAATAATGGATTTATAATTAGACATAGTATTGATGCAGAAAATGATGAATTAGATTATGGAGTTGTTAAATTCTTTTCAAAAGAAACTGGTACTATTTACGAACCAAAATTAGAATTAGTTTGGGATGATAGTTCTTTTTCAACTGGAAGTTTAACACCTGTAACTGGTTCGGCACAAGATGAATATAAAGTTGTTGTTAGTAATTTAAAAAATCAGTATGTTACTAATACAAAAGTAAAAATTAGATTAAAAGGTAGAGATATGTATCCATTAAAAACATTTGGAACAACATTCTCATATGACCAAGTTAAATATTTACCATCTGGTTCAACTCAATATCAAATAGAAGATTATATAACAGAAGAAGTAATATTCCCATTCGGTGATTATACTAAAGTAAGTTGTGATTCTACATCTAATTATTTTATAATGGATTTATCAACACTACCTATTAATAGAACATACCGATTAAAAATAAAAATAATTGAAAGTGGAATAACTACAATCATAGATGATAAATATATATTTGAAATAGTATCCTAATGAATACATCTACAGAAACAATTTCTGAAAAAATACAAAATATAAAAACTGCACAATTAGAAGAAATTCTAAAAGTGTCTGGTTCTGCTGCAATTACTAAAAATGAATATGGAATAACAATTGTTGATGAAAATGATTCAGCATCTTCTTTAATTTTTAAATCTTTAAATAAAGATAAATACGATAATGTAGAATTGCAAAAAGCAATTGATACGGTTGTTAAAGAATTAAAACCAAATATCCCCGTACCAAATTTAGATTTAGTTCCAAAACCTTTATATGATGAGCAAGTTGCAACCAATGAAGATTTAAGAAAACAAGTAGCAGATTTAACTATTCAAAATCAAGATTTAACTCAGCAAGTTGCAGCTTTAAAAGCAGAAATTCAAGTAGAGATAAATAAAAGATTGGTAATAGAACAAACTAATGATGTTTTATCGAATCAATTAAATGTATTAGCTAAGACCATTTCGGATTTTGCAATGCAAATAGCTACTGCGGTTCAAAAATCCATTGATGAATCAATTTTAAGAGCATCCTTACAAGCACAAAATAAAGGTTTCTTTGCACAAATTACTGCATTGATTAAACAAATTGATTCATTAAACTCTATAATTGAAGGTTTACAGGCTCAATTAGGTGCATCTCAACAACAACAAGCAATTGTACAAGGAACAAGGGCAACTGCATTAGCAAGTGGGGCAGATATGGTGTTAGATGTTGCATTAATTAAGTTAGAACCATCAACTGCTAAATCAGAACCACCAATCAAAGCAAATATAAGTTCTGAATTAATTGGTAAATGGATTAATGGACAGAATATTAAATTTACAAATAACGATAAAGAACCTATTAAAGTTGAAATATCTGTTGCATACCCACAAGATGTCAGATTCTTTAATGTTCCAGAAACATCATTTCAAGTTCCTGCAGGTGGTTCAAAAGATATAACTTTAAATTTAAATACACAAGCTACAGAGGGAAAGAGTTCTCATTGGAGAAGAAATGGTTGGGGTAATTTAACAGAACGCGATTCTTCAGATTATACAGGTGGTTCAATGAAAATAACCGTAACTAACGCAGCTGGAAAAAGTGAAATAAAAACTTACGGAATTAAATTATCTAAAAAGACTAAAGCTGATTATCAAAATCATCAAACTTAATAATTTATGAGTATTACAAAATATACCAACTTTGAAGAAATTGATTCTAGAAAAGAAAATAAAGGTAATTTTCTTTTAAAGGACGATTTGTTTATTGTATCCAAAACTGAAATAGAAGAAGCAGATTTTGGTGATTGTAAACACGATGTTATGGAGGTTTCTATATATGATGTTAATAATGTTTTATTACCAAATAAAGCAGGAAACAACGTTGCATATATTAAACCAAATGATATGAAAAACTATATGTACGATATAGTTAATGCAGGAGGTCAAAAAGAACTTGCTATAAATGTTGAAAGACTTTTAAAAGATTTAGGATATTCAAATGGTATTCTCAAAGTTAATATAAATTTTGTTAGAAACAAAATAGGAACTGATAATAATTTAACAAGAGTTTGGGTTCAAGAAATATCACCATCAAGAGAAGAAGTTCGTATAGTTCCATTAAAAACTAATAATGGTAATATAAATCATATTACAAATACTGAATTTAAAAATATTCACAATTTAAGTAAAGATTTTAAATATTATAAAAAAAATATATTAGATGCATTAGATAAGTTTGAAACAGGTTCTTTATCTGTAATAGATGATGCATTGGTTGCTAAATTTGGAAATGATTTTAGAAGTGTATTAAGAAAAGATTTTGGATTAAGAGATTTAGATATTTTTCATAAAAGAATATTTGATAATTTTAGAGATAGTATAAAAAATTGGGTAAACAATAGATACTACGATATATCTCAATCTACATTTGGTAAACCATCCGAAATAAGATTTGAAAGTTGTGGTCAATATGATTTTAATATGTTGTTAGGAGAAATCCAAAGTATATTAAATAATTGCATTAGTTTTAATACAAAAGCATTACAAAGAAGACAAGTTGATATTAAACAATTACCAAAAGAATTTGGAATAGTTGAATTAAGAAAACAAATACAAAATAATTTAGATTCATTTGGTACTAAAATAGATATTAAGAGAAATATTTATATGCCAGATAAAGTTGATGTAACGGTTACTGGAATAAACCAATTATCACCAATTAAAACTATAAGAGAAGTTGAAATTATAGAAAAGATAGCCGAACCAACCAGACCACCAAAACAACCAACTAAACCATCACCATCTGCACCATCAGAAGTTGCATATGAATATATATTAAGTAACTACCACCCATCGGATAATAGAACATTTATTTTACGTCAATTGGGTACAAATGGAGTTATTTCTTATATACTAGCACCAGGTGAACAAAGAACTGTATGTGCAATTGAAAATAGTGTGAGTATTGCGGAGGGTGGATATGGTAACATAGATAAACGTAGTATTTGTGGTACTACTCCAACTAATTCAAAAGAAATAACACCTACTACTCAAACTAAACCAAATTTAGTAGATACCGAATTTAGTACTGCTGCTCAACAAGAAATTGGATTAGGAATAGGTGGTGGTGGTAGCTCTACTAAATATGTACCAGCGGGATTAAATGGTACAAACTCAGGGTTTAATAATGATTTATTCTATGTAGAGAACGACCCAACAGGTAGAGATTATTAATAATAAGATATTTATAATAAAAGTATTAAATGGCATTAACGGAAGAACAAAAGAAAGAAGCAGATAAGCTTGGTATGACATACGAATTGTATGAAGCATTAAGCAATATAACAATTGACCCAAATGCTCTTTCAGGTTTAAGTGAAACTCTTGCCCAAATTAATACTCCCGCCGGGCAGGCTGATTTATCAGCTGCTATTGCTGCAAATATAGGACCTATAAATCCACTTACATTTTTGGGTTCTGATACAATCGGACCTATATATCAACCATTAACGTTTACAGATGTTAATGGTGACCCAATTACTATTAATGAAAGAAATCCTACAAATGTAGAACAAACATTAAAAGCATTACAAGATTTAGAAATACCAAAAATTGCAGATGTTATTGTTCCTCAACCACCTGCTGCCAAAAAAAGAGTAGATAGACAAGAAATTGTAACTCCAAATCCAAATAGTGAATATGAAATTTCATTTGGTAGTAACTTTAGAAATGAATTAGGTGGGAATGTATCTTTAACATATAGTATAGTATCAAATGATTATACACATGATAGTGGTGTTTTATTTTTAGATGGTACAAGAAGTTTTGCTAAAAAACAATTACCAAAGGATGTTTTACAAAATGGTACTGTTTTATTTAAAATAGAAGGAAATTTACCAGATGGGTTTACATTTAGTGGTGTATACGAAGGTAATTCATCTTTAGTAAAAAATGAAGGTAGAGATTTATCAGCATTAACTCAAGTTAGTGGTACTGTATTTTCAGTTCCTGCAAATAAATTATTCAGTAGTTTTGTTGTTATTGCAAATTTTCAAAAAGAAATTAAATACGCAGAACCAAAGATTATTTTACCAAATGGTAATCAATTTAATGTTTCTGTAAAAGATTCGGATTTAGAAAAAACAATTGCAATTCCATTTAATACAGAACAAGCTGATAGAGTAATTGTATATTTAGGACCTAATAATACAATAGAAGTTCCTGCATCCGATAGACAGGCAATTATTTATTTCCAAAAAGATTTTGCGGAAGTATATGGTACTAAAAAAATAATATTAGTAGCAGTTAGTGATAATTTTGGTACTGGTGGTAGAGTAGAAGTTAATGTAACATTTACTGCTATTAATGATTTTCCATCTATTACAGAAACAACATTTGCAGAATTAATAGATGTTCCATCTTTTTCAGATTACAATTTATCATATGATGTAATTTGGAATACATTTGCAGCAACGAGTGTAGATATACATTTAAAATTAAAAGATAATTCGTTTGTTCCATTATTCGTAAATCAACCTACAAATGGAAGAGTAACTATACATCTTAAAACATTAAGAGATAGATTCCCCAATTGGACAGGTAGTGATAATGTAACTTTAAAACTAATACCATACAATAGAGGTGGTGCTGAATCACTTATTGGTAATGATTATGAAATTGTTACTAAATTAATACTACCTTTATTAGAAATTAATGAAGAGATTTTTGGTAAAGCAATGTTTGATGCTTTTATTGAAAAGCTACAAATAATTGAACCAGAAAAAGAAAGTAAAAACTTAACTCACCTTGCTAATTTTGGTAATGATGAGCAAGTATTAATTTCATCTTGGGAAACGGATGATTGGTCTTTATCTAAAAAATCGGTAGACCAATTAGGTAATGAATTTGTTCAAGAAACGGACAAAGTTGAATCTATAATATTAAAATTATATTCACCAATACCGGCATCTGTAACACCAAATTCAACATTTTGGGTTACTAAATTATTGACAAATCCGTTAATTGAAACGGTAATCCTTACAGAGCAAGATAATTTATCCTGTCCTCCAATAAAAGGACCGAACTTTTCAATTGAAGTTGATTATATAAAAGGTAGTTCTACTAATTATGAATCATTAGATGATTTAATATTAACAAATACATCATCTGCACAATTAGTTGGTTTGTATTTAAGTTCTTCATTAGTTAGTACAGATGATTTGAATATTGAATATGTAACAGGTTCTACATATGCTTGGGATAATTTTGTACACTTTAGTTCGGCAAAAGAAAGAGTAGATAATTTTGTTTATAAAGTTCAATTAATTGAAAATTATGAATCTTTAATATCTGCATCTTATTATGACCCATACTTATCTGGACATACTGGTTCATTATCTGCAATACAAGAACGTGATAAACAATTATTAAAGAAAAATCAATTAGTAAATGGATTTGATGGATTTGAAAAATTCTTATACACATCATCTTCATTAAGTTGGCCACATAACGGTAGTATTAGAAAATTAAGTAGTACAACGGAAGTAACTGATTGGTATGAAACTATTATAACATTATCCGAAGATTTTGATATAGAAAATCCAAATTGGGTTCAAAACAACATTCCACAATTTATTGTAAATAATACAGAAAATGAAAGTATGTTATTATTTTTATCAATGATTGGACAACATTTTGACAACATATATTTTTATACAAAATCAATTGAAAAAAGTAGAGGTTTGGGTTATAAATCAAAAAATGGTATTTCAGATAAACTTTTATTTGAAACACTTAAATCTTTTGATTGGAATGCTAAGAATTTAGCTTCCGATTCTAAACTTTGGAATTATGTATTTGGAAAAAATATAGATGGTAGTGTTGTAAATGCTTCACCTGGTAAAGAAAGAACAAATGAAGTTTGGAGAAGAATTGTAAATAACTTACCTTATTTATTAAAACACAAAGGTACAAGAAGAGGTATATATGCTTTATTAAGTTGCTATGGTATTCCATCATCAAATCTTTCTATTTTAGAATTTGGAGGACCGGAAGTAACGGATACTAATAGGAGTAAATTGATAATGGATAACATTACAACTGCTCTTAAAATGACAAGTGGTTCTAAAATTGATTTTCAATGGAAAGATACTGAAAGAAATAGAAAACCCGATACCATTGAATTTTTTGTAAAACCTGCAACAAGTGGAGAATATACTTTAATTTCAGGTAGTGGTTGGGATGTAAAAGTAAGTGGTTCTGCTAATAGTAATAATGGGTATGTAATATTTGATTATTCTGGTTCAAACGGAATTAGTTCTTCTATCTTACCAATATTTAATGGTTCATTTTTTGGTATATCAGTAAGTAGAGAAGTTACTGGTAGTTTTCATAATTTTGAATTAAATGTTAGACAATCAGATAAAGAAAGAACTTTATTTCAAAATACTATATCTGCAAGTATTTCAAGTGGTAGTTCTAATTGGAATAATGGTTCTTTAATTACACTAGGTGGAAACTTTAGTGGTAGTATCGATGAATTCCGTTTATGGAGTACACCATTGGAAAGAGAAAGATTTTTTGAGCACGTTTCGTTTCCTGAAATGATTAATGGTAATCACGTTTCGGCATCTACTGATGATTTGTTTTTCCGTTTAGATTTTGAATATCCAAAAAATTTATACCCATCTGCATCTTTACCAAATGTTGATACTAATATTTATTTTAGTGGAAGTTTAACAAGAAATAATTACGAAGATGGAAATACTTCTTTATTATTTTCAGAAAATCCTTCTGCATCATATTCGGCAAGTGCTTATGGTTTTTCAAATGCAGTATCGTATCCATATAATTTTGAAGCAATAGATAGAACAGTTGTGTTAGATATACCAGATGTTGGTTCATCGAGATATTCAACTAATAAAATTCGTTTTGAAGAACAAACATTAGTAACAGATTTATCGGTTAATAGTAGAGCTACTAGAAAATCATTAGACCAAGCACCAACGGATTCTAATAGAGTTGGTTTATTCTTTTCTCCTACAAAAGAGTTGAATATTGATATTGCTAAATCGTTTGGTGGTATTAATTTAGATAATTATATTGGTGACCCATCGGATAGATACAAAACAAATTATAGAGGTTTAGATGATTTAAGAAAATATTATTTTAAAAGATTTAATAACATAGACATATATGCTTATATTAACTTAATTAAGTTGTATGAGAAATCTATGTTTGAAGATATTAAAAATATGTTGCCTGCTAGAGTTAAAGCAACAACAGGTCTTTTAATTGAACCACATTTTTTAGAAAGAAGTAAAATTGCTCAAAAGAAACCAACTGGAGAAAATAATCAATACGAATCTGTAATACATTATGATGATTCAACTGTATTGACTTCTGAAAATTTTCAACAAGAAGTAACGTTAGATGCAAATTCTCAATATTTATTAACTGGAGAAAATAATCAAAAAGAAACTGTAATTGATGCAAATTTAAGTGAAAATTTAATTGCTGAAAATTATCAATATGATACTGAAATCCAAAATACAGAAACTACATTAGTAGGTGCAGAATATTATCAAAAAGAAGTTACAATAGATGCAGGATTAGAAGACCCAACAATAGTTACTGAAATTGATTTAATCAATAGTAGTATTATAGTTGGTCAAACTGATTATGAAAGTATTGGATTTGGATTATACGCACAAGATGGACACGCGATTAGAACATATTTTGATAAAAACAATAGAAGAGTAAAAGAAAGAGTTAAAGTTGATTTAGTTAAAGAACAAAAAACAAGAAAAACTTTAAAATATAAAACAACAGTAAATGGTATTGGTGATATAAAAGACGGTTTTGTTTTAACCTCATCTGTTTATTATGAAACCAATTTAAATATACAACCATTCTCAGGTTCTAAAACAATAAACGCAGGGACGGGTAGTATTATTGAAGTAATTCCTTTAAATGGATATTTACCAACACATTATAGAAACACAACGGATTTGACAAGAGGATTGCAAAATTCTTTTTATAATGGTTCAAAAAATACGGCAGCAACTACATTAGATGGTTCTTCACCAGTTGAAACATTTGTATCTAATCCTAATACATTAAAGGTTAATAAAGCAGGTAGAAGTGCAAACGAACCAATTTTGGAAGTAGAGTAATAATTTTTAAAAAAACTATATTTATATTAAAGATAATACATTAAGACTATGGGATATTTAAGTAATACCGAATTAACAGTAGATGCAATCCTTACAAAAAAAGGTAGAGAAAAACTGGCAGCGGGACAAGGTTTAAACATCACTCAATTTGCATTAGCAGATGATGAGATTGATTATTCATTATATGAGCCGGCTCATCCACTTGGTTCATCTTACTACGATGCAGCAATTAAAAATATGCCTGTATTGGAAGCAAATCCTGATGAAACACAGGTAATGAAGTATAAGTTAGTAACCCTTCCAAAAAATACAACTCGTATTCCGATTGTTGAATTTGGAGTTCCTAATATTGCAGTTAATCAAAAAAGTGGTGAAGTTGCTTTATCACCAACAACATCTCCAGCGGGAAATAGAAGTTTAGGATATACTATTGTATTATCAAACAAAAACGCAGGTGATATTATTGGTTCGGGTGTAACATCGGAAGTAGGTTCAGTACCTATCTTTATCGGAGATGATGTATCTGCAACTGCGGCAGTATCTAAAGGATTAACATTTAAATTTATACCAAACCCATCTTTAACATCTACCATTAGAACTACTATTACAGTTTATGGTAATGAAACAGGAGGTTCACAAACTATTCCAATTACCGTAACTTACGTTCAATAATAAAGAAAAATGGCAATAATTAGAGACAATAGAGGAGCACTTTTAGCAAGTCAAATATCACAATATTTGGCAGGTGCTGCTAACACCGCAGGAACTCCCGTAGATTCTAGCGAATTAGTTAGAATTGTAAATCAATTTTTAGGAACTGGAGAACAAATTAGTTCCGATATAACTACTATTACAAATGGTATTTATAAAAAGTTTGGAGCAATTGATAAAGTAACCAACAGAACAGAAATTGTAACTTCTGGAATATGGAGTGGTGATACGGGTTCATTAGCAATTAATGCAACTTACACATCATCTACACAAATTGAAAGTGTTAGTGGTAAATACTACATAGATGTTTATAACGGATTAACATCATCAACGGCATCTGAAGTTCAATTCTCAATTGCATATGGTGATAAGAGTGGAAATGGAGCACCTACATTAACACAAGATGATTCATCTACTTTACCTACAAAAGCAACTTATAATCAATATCGTAATATTTTATTAGATTCTGCTGATTCATACTTTAGTGTATATAGTGGTTCAACTGCGGGAGCTCATGATTTAGAAAACTTTTATGCAATTAACATTAATAGAGCAAGATATAAAGAAAGATTAGATCCAGGTAATATTTCAATTAAGTTAGTAGGTTCGTTAGGAACTGTTACTTTAATTGATGATAGTGGTGGAACGGATGAAAACGTAACTACATCAGGTAGAGTTTATAACTTAGTTAGTGGTTCATTAAATATTGGTTCTGCATTATCGGCATCAATTAATACATATACATCTTCAAACGGACAAGGGTGGGGATTATTTTATCCAGATATGGGTATTATATTGTTAAATCCTGCAGCATTAGCAGCTAACGTTAATGCAAACTTATCAGCAGCAACTGGTTCAATTACAGGTGTGTATCATAATAATTCAACATCAGCATCAATTCAAAATGCATCATCCGGTTCAATTGCATTATTAAAAGCATTAGCAAGTGGTGGTGATTTTCAAGTTCGTAGAACAGAAAATGTTTCAACTTCTCATTATTTTGTAAGAGCAAATAACAGAGAATTTAATTTTTCAAACAACCCAACATTCGTAACTGGTTCTGTTGGTGAATTTGTTCAAGCAACATTTGAAAGAGACCCACGAGTTTATATAACAACCGTTGGTTTATACGATGATGCTAACGAATTATTAGCAGTAGCAAAAACTTCTAAACCTGTTGAGAAATCATTTGATAAAGAAGTGGCAATCAAAGTTAAATTAGATTTTTAATTTAGAGTAATTTATAAACTACTGACCCACCTTTTGGTGGGTTTTTAGTTTATGAGATATTTATTACTGATATGTTAAAACGAATACCAAAATCAGATATTAGTGTAAGACCATTCAAAGCTTACAAACAATGGGCGTTTGATAATGACTCTACAGAAATTACTGTATTAGAAGCAGTTAGTGGGGATTATACATCAACCGATTCAAATGTATTAACTTCTGGTAGTTTAAGTGGGTCATCATATAATAAACATTCTGTTTATGGGCAATTAAGAGCACAATTTTATAATGGACACGAAGATAATCCGTTTGTTAGAATTGGTAATAAGAGTAAAAATTATATTGAATCTATAAACGCAACAGAACGATTTTTAAGTGGGTCTGCAAAAGTTATATCAATACCAAATATATACGTTGGTGAAGGTATTAAAAAAGGTTCGGTAACTTTAAATGAAAATAATACTGCATTTACTGATGATAGTAATGGTAATTTATTTGATGTAAGAGATGAAATAATAATTTCTTTAATAAATAACGGAATTGAACCTGCTGCGGGTGTTATGGTATTTGAAGATGTAGTTGGAAATACTTACTCTGCTACAATAAATAGTTATTTTTTTGATGTAGAAAATAATGAAATAACAATTTCTGTAAGTGGAAATTCTTATTCTGCTTTAGTTGATACATTTGATTTAGAAACGGGTAGAATGATTGCAGATAATTTTACATTCTTACCTGAAGAAGCAAGTGGTATTAAAATTGGTAATGTTTTTTATAATCATGGTTTGGTTACATTAACTAGAAATTCGGATATACGATTAATTAATACATGGGATTTAACATTTAAATCAACTGAAACTATTTACGAACACGAGTATCTTTTAATTGTAAATGAATCTGATTATAATGTATCTACAAACCCATCAGCAGTAAAATCAGTAGGTGGTTCATATGAAACATTTATTGATGATTATGGTAAAGCTAAGCGAGTATATACGGAGCAACCTGTAAAATATATTAAAAAATTAACTACATTAGAAAATGGAAATATTTTAGACCATAGATTTTCAGGTTCAGTTGGAAATAAATTAGCAGGATTTGAACATTATGATTTAAGTGGTTCTGTGGATTCAACTGGTTCGTTCTTAGCACCATTTATAACAACAATTGGTTTATACGATGATGATTGTGATTTGGTTGCAGTAGCAAAGTTACCAAAGCCAATTAAATCAGACCCGGAAATTCCCGTAAACTTTATTGTCCGTTTTGATACTTAATTGATATTTATATATAAAATAATATTATGGAACTACAACTAGAAGCATTTGAGTATTTTTTAATTAATGAAGCTAATGCTCAATTAATTGATGATAAATTATTTGGTATTCTTTTATTAGAAAATGGAGAATTACTAAAAGAATTTATATTAGAAGAAAATTTTAATAAATATGTTCACATATTTTTAACAGATGATTATCCAAATGCAGAAGATATAAAAAATAAAATACCAGAGGATTCTGGTGGATACCCAATAGTAACATTAAAATAAACAATATAAACTATGCCTACAATAGAAGAATTATACAAAGCACAACAATCAGCATTAGGTGTTGATAAGATTGGATTTGATGCAGGAGTTAATGCAAAAACTCCATACACTACAAATGATTTGAAAAAAGCAGATGAGCAAATCTTAACTGCTGAAAAATTCAAAACAGGTAGAGGTGGTGCAATAAGTGAAAAAAAGTATTCTGATACTTTTAAATAATAATGGCTAAAAAGGTTACATTAAAAAAACCAACCAAAAAAGGTTGGGTAGCAAGGAAGCATGGTTTCAAATCAGGCTTAGAAGAATCAATATCAATTCAAATAGATAGTAAAGGTATTCCTGTACAATACGAATCAGAAAAGATTCCGTACATTATACCTGCTTCAAAACATACATACAATCCAGATTTTAAATTACCAAATGGTATCTTTGTAGAAACTAAAGGTAGGTTTGTTCCTGCTGATAGAAAGAAACATCTATTTATAAAAGAACAACATCCTGAATTTGATATTAGGTTTGTATTCACATCATCCAAAAACAAAATTTCAAAAAATTCAAAAACATCTTACGCAGATTGGTGTGATAAGAACGGATTTTTGTATGCAGATAAATTTATTCCAGAAGAATGGTTTAAATAATTTGGAAATTTGAAATAAATGTCGTATATTTGTATCATGCTGAATAATACAGACAAGACAAAGATTACTACAACACTATCTAATACGTTAGGGAGTTTTTCCGTTTTAAGGGGAAACGAATTAGCATTCTACTGTCCATTTTGCCACCATCACAAACAAAAATTACAAGTAAATACCGAAACACAGAATTGGCATTGTTGGACGTGTAATAGTGGTGGTAAGAAACTTACATCCTTATTAAAGAAATTAGATGTTGATAGAAAAACTATTGCAGTTATTAGGGAGATATATGGTGATTCACACTATAACCCACAAAACGAAGATGGTGATGCTAAAATATTCATATCATTACCAAAAGAGTTTATTTCATTAGCAGAACAACCAAAAGGATTCAATCCAGAATATAAACAGGCAATGAACTACCTTATTCAAAGAGGTATAACAGAAAAACAAATTGTAAAGTATGGTATTGGGTATTGTAAAGAAGGTTTATATAGTAGAAGAGTAATTATCCCATCTTACAATTGCGATGGTTCGTTAAATTACTTTGTTTCTCGTTCTTATTATGTAGATGAGAAGATGAAATACAAAAACCCACCAATCAGTAAGAATGTAATTTGTTTTGATTCACAAATAAATTGGAATGAACCTATTATCTTATGTGAGGGAGTATTTGATGCAATTACAATCAGAAGAAACGCAATTCCACTATTAGGTAAGTTTCCATCTAAAACATTAGTTGAGAAAATCTTTATGAATGGGGTTAGTGATATTGTTATCTCATTGGATAATGATGCAAAAACAGAAGCATTGAAAGCATCCGAATATTTTAGGAAGCAAGGAATAAATGTTAAGTTTATGAATCTAAAAGATAAAGATGCTGCCGATATGGGGTATAATAAGTTTTACGAAGAATTAAATAATACAAAAGAGTTTGGAATAGAGGAGTTGTTATTAACAAAAATTAATAGTTTATGAGTTTAAAGAAAATCTATCACATTGCCGATGTTCATATCCGTAATGTGAAAAGACATAATGAGTATCGTCAAGTATTTAATAAAATGTTTGATGAGATTCGTAAAAGAGGAACAGAGGATTCAATTATTTATTTAGCAGGAGATATTGCTCATGCTAAATTAGAATTATCTCCTGAATTAGTGAGAGAGATTAGTTGGTTATTTACAGAATGTTCTAAATTGTGTGAAACTATTCTTATTACAGGTAATCACGATTGTAATATGAATAACTCCGATAGATTGGATGTATTGACTCCAATTGTAGAAGCATTGAACTTACCAAACTTTACATACCTACGAGATACTCAAGTTTATTCTATTGGTGCAGTAGATTTTTCAGTATTTTCTATTTTTGACAAAAGAGATAATTGGATTCCTGCAAATAAATTGTTTGGTAATAAAAAGATTGCTCTTTTTCACGGACCCTTGGATACATCTCAAACAGATATTGGGTATGTAGTTTCATCTCGTCATTTTACACCAGATATGTTTGATGGATACGATTTAGCCTTATTAGGTGATATTCATAAACGACAAATTATTACATCTCCTAAAGGATGTACGATTGCGTATGCAGGTTCATTGGTTCAACAAAACTTTGGTGAAACTTTAGAGAAACATGGTTTGCTTGTTTGGGATTTGGATAAAATGAGTTATGAGGAAATTGATATTCAAAATGATTATGGATATTACACAATGGATATTGATAATGGAAATGTTCCAAAGGTTTCCGATATGCCAAAGAATCCTCGTTTAAGAGTTCGTTTATCCAATACCGATACTGCCGATACAAAGAAAGTAATTGCTGAAATAAAACAATTATATGGTGTTGAAGATTTTACAATTATTAGAACCGATTCTTTTTCTAAATCAAAAACTGGTAATAGAAACAATAGATTAGATTTTGAAGATATAACGGATGTAAACTATCAGAACTCTCTTATAAACGATTATATTAACAGAATGATGCCATTCGTTAGTAAAGAAGATTTGGATGGGTTAGAAGCAATAAATAGAGATATTAATAGTAGAATTACCCACGAAGATACTCATAGAAATATACATTGGAAACCAGTTAAGTTTGAGTTTTCAAATATGTTCTCTTATGGGGAAAATAACAAAATTGATTTTACCAAAGTAGGTGGATTGATGGGATTGTTTGCACCAAATGCAGCAGGTAAATCTTCTTTATTTGATGCAATATCATTTTGTTTATACGATAAATGTAGTAGAGCATTTAAAGCATCTAATATTCTAAATAATCGTAAAACAGATTTTGTTTGTCATTTACATTTTCAAATTGATGGATTAGATTACCATATTGAAAGAACTGCTAAAACAATTAACAAAGGAAAGAATGTTAAAGTTGATGTTCAGTTTTGGAAAGAAGAGGGTGGATTAAATACTATCCTAAACGGAAACGAAAGAAGAGATACAAATCAAATTATTGAACAATATGTAGGAAAATATGAAGATTTTATTTTAACTGCATTATCTTTACAAGGTAACAACGCGTTATTCATTGATAAATCCCAATCTGAAAGAAAAGATTTATTAGCACAGTTTATGGGTATTAATATCTTTGACAAGTTATATGATATTGCAAGTGAAGATGTTAAAGAAGTTTCTATCTTAATTAAAAACTTTAAGAAAACAGATTTTACATCTGAATTAGCTGAAAAGAAAATTGAATTTATTAGTAAAACTGCTGAACTTAAAGATTTAGAAAAAACATTAGGTGATAGAACATATGATAGGGATGATTTGGGAGAAAGGATTGTTGGATTAAGTTCTCAGTTAGTTCCAATGGATGGTAATTTAAATATAGATGATTTAAACCAATCTAAAGCCAAATTACAATCTACATTAAATGGATATACTGCTTCATTTGAAACAAAAGAAAATACTATTACCGATTATAGTAAATTAGTTGGGGAAGTTTCTCAATCAATGGAAGATACTAAAAAGTTTTATGTTTCACAAGAAGAACATATTGATATTGAAGAAGCACACTCTAATTATGTTCAAGCAGAAAAAGATTTTAGTGAAGCAGATACTAAACACCAATTATTAAAACAAAAGATTCAATCTATTAAAGATAAGATTGCTCATTTAGAAAAGCATGAATATGACCCTAATTGTAAATTTTGTTGTGATAATGTATTTGTGAAAGATGCATTAAAAGCAAAAGAAGAATTAGAAGGATTAGAAGATAGTTTGGATTATAGTTTAGATGATGTAAATGGTTCTCTAAATGTAATGAGTCTTTTTGAAACATCCAAAGAACAATACAAAAATTTACAAACATTAAAGTTAAAATATCAAAAAGGATATTCTACGATAGAAACCGAAAAAGCAGAATTAAACGGATTAAAAACTAAAATAGAATTAGCAAAGCATCAATTAGAAGTAGTTGAAGAAAATATCCGTAAATATTATGTAAATGAAGAAACAATCAAACGTAATACTCAGATAGAAACTATTATAAATGGTTTACAAAGAACCAAAAAAGAAATAGAATTGGAAGTATCTGAATTGAGTAGAAAGATTGGTGATACGAAGGGTGTTATTGCCTCCATATCTTCGTTTGTAGAGGGGATAAAAGGTAGAATGAATGAAGTTAAGGACTTGGAGGAAAAGAATCGTTTATACACCTACTATTTGGATTCTGTAAAGAGAGATGGAATACCTTATGAGTTAATTTCTAAAGCCTTACCTGTTATTGAAAATGAAGTAAATAATATTCTTGCACAAGTAGTTGATTTTGGATGTGTAATGGAAATGGATGGTAAATCAATCAATGCTAAAATAGTTTATGATGACCAGGAATGGCCATTAGAAATGTGTAGTGGTATGGAGAAGTTTGTTAGTGGATTGGCAATTAGAGTTGCTCTTATTAACATATGTAATTTACCCCGTCCAAACTTCTTAGTTATAGATGAAGGATTTGGAACATTAGATTCGGATAATCTATCATCTTTATTTATGATGATGCAATATCTTAAAACTCAATTTGATTTTATATGGGTTATATCACACTTAGAACAAATGAGAGATATTGTAGATGGTTTAATTGAAATTAAAAAAGTAGATGGGTTTAGTAAGATTAATTTCTAATCTTATCCACTCTTAAAATATTTACAGATGGTTTATGGACACCGACGTGTTTTTTAATTAAATTTTCAACCAAACTACCCATTTTGAACCCATGTTCTTCACAATATTCTTTGAGAAGTTCGTGGGTTTCTTTTTTTATTTGTAACATTGCATATTTCATATTAGTTTTCTTTAGTAATTATTAGTTTTCTTTATATAATTATGTAAAATATATTTTTTTAGGATATTTATATTAAAGATATTACGAATGGCAATCATTAAAAAAACATTATTTGCTGATAATTTAGACAAATATAATACATTTGTTACAGATACAGACCCGTTAAGCAAATATTTTAAATTAACAGAACTTCCCGATACATTTACTGGTGGTAAAAACGCATTCCTTATACAAGGTTCAGAATATTTGGTTGCCGATAGTTTAATAAAAATTGAATTAAAAGATTCAAAAGGTGATATAATATACCACGAACCAGGTGAAGGTATAGTTTCAGCATCAGTAAACGGAGAACCAATTGTAACTGAATATTATGAAGGTGTTTCTAAAGTAGTTTCGGTTTACATATATCCGGATACTGCATATGGTCCATCTACTATTACAATATTAGGTGAATTGGCATCATATGATAATAATGGAATAAATACTCCTATACCTGCAAATTGGGAAGGTAGTTATAACGTTAAGTGGCAAAAAGAAATTAACGTAGTACCATCTTTAGCAAATGATACAAGAATTAGGTTTTATAGAAGACCAACTGCTTCCATTAGTGAAATATTAAATCCAATTTATTCATTTGTTGGTGATACAAAAGTTGCATCGGCAGTTACTCAATCTTTTGCTAATATAAAACTTTCAAATTTAGAAACATTTGCGGGTGATGTAAAAAGAGTAAAAGTTTTTAGAACATCAATTGGTGATATTTCCGATTATGATTTAATACAAGATATATTAGTTGAATCAAAAGAATTATTAACAACAGATGAACTTACAGGTAGTGTAGTTGGTAATACAGGTATATTTACATCTGAAGTTTTAAAAACTCAATGGAATACAGGTTCATTAAATGCGTTCCTTACATCGAGTAGAGTTGAAGCGGGTGTTAGATTGACAGGTAGTGGTTTATTTACATATACACAATCTTTAGATTTAAAAAGTACAAATACTTACGAATTAAATTTAGATGTATTTTACTCATCATCAATAGATAGTAATTTAGGAATTTATTTAGTATCAGGTTCAACAAGTAGTAGTATTGCAACTTTAGCAGGAACACAACCAACTAAAAATTTATTAGATACAACTATACCTTTTAAAATAGATAGAGATTTCCCAACTGCATCTTTATATTTTTCACAATCACAAGGAGAATGGCATTTGGGTAATATTAGTTTAAAATTATCAGAAGATACGGCATTCTCACCTGATGAAATTGGATTTATTACAACAATGCCAACAGTATTGGGTAATGAAACATTTAATTTTAAATTTGAATTTTACGATATAAATAATAATTATGTACCCGTTGAAGTAACTCAGAGTGCAACATTTACTGGTGGTAATACAAATATTGGTGGTACTATACTTTTAATTAGTTCATCTACATCTCAATCTTTAGCAGATTTAAATAGAGTATCATCTTCTATTAGTGGAACGGTTACAAATAATAGTTCATCTGTTAGTGGTAGTTTATCGGTAGTTAGTGGTAGTGTAGTTACTTTAAGTGGTTCTGTAAGTGGTTCTATAGTAACACTAAGTGGTTCTGTAAGTGGAACTATTGGAGTGTTAAGTGGTTCTGTAAGTGGTACAATCGGAGTACTAAGTGGTTCGGTATCTGCATCAATTACATCTTTAAGTAGTAGTGTAAGTACAAGTATTAGTAATGCAAAAGCAGATGCTTTTGCAAGAGTACAACAATTAGCAAATGGTGGATATTCAGGAACATTTATAGAAAATGATTCAATTTATTCTCCTGTTATTGGTGGACAACTTGGATACTTTAGTGAATTATTTAAAGTTGGTACAACCCCATCAATTTATTTAGATGCAAGACAAAACCCTAGAAAAATATTTATTGGTGGAATAGTAAATCCATCTGATACGGTGTATAATGAATATTCAGGAGCATTTAATAATACAAATACAAATGTTTATTTAGATAGTACGGGTAAATTTTCATTAGGTAATAAATTATCTTACGATGGAACAAACTTATCAGTAAATGGTTCTATAACAGTAACCGGTGGTAACGCAGAAACAACATCTGGTGCCCAATCAAAAGCCGATACTGCAATATCAACCGCAGCTAGTGATGCAACTACTAAAGCAAATAATGCAAAAAATGATGCAATAGCAACTGCAGCTAGTGATGCAACTACTAAAGCAAATAATGCAAAAAATGATGCAATAGCAACTGCCTCATCTGATGCTACATCCAAATCAAATGCGGCATTTGCTTCCGCAGCGGCACAAGTTAAATCTTTAGCAGATGGCGGTTATACAGGAGCATTCATAAGTTCTACAACAATTTTTGCACCTGTAATTGGTGGAACTATTGGATATTTTAGTAATCAATTTAGAGTAGGTGATGCGGGTATTGTATTAGATGGTGTAAATAAAAGAATTTATATAGGTAGTGGTACATACGGAAATTCAAATACTGGATTTTATGTGGATAGTACTGGTAATTTTTCATTAGGTGATAAACTTTCATTTAATGGTAGTGTACTTTCAATAAACGGAAGTGGAACATTTAGTGGAGATATATCAGCGGCAACTGGCACATTTACAGGAGGTATTGCAATCGGTAGTGGTAATAGCATTTTTAAAGCAGATAGTAATGGTATTTATTTGGGTAATGCAACATTTGCTGATGCACCATTTAGTGTAACACCCGCTGGTATTTTGAAATCAACATCGGGAACAATTGGTGGTTGGTCAATGTCGGCTTCACAATTAACCGCAAATGCAGCAGGTGGTGGTGATGGTTCTTTCACAACAAGTGGTATTAGATTAGGTTCAGGTGGATGGATTTCTGCAAAAAACTTTTTTATAGATAGTAGTGGTAACGCATCATTTAGAGGAAATATTACTGCTACAGGTGGTTCATTTTCAGGAGATGTAACGGCAGGTAGTGCTACTTTAAATAGTTTAGGTATAACATTTGGTCAATTAAGATTAACATCAAGTGGTATAGACTTTGTAGGTTCTGGATTTGGTAGTTTGGTGTATGATTATTCAATGTTTACACAGAGAATCAGATTATATCAAAATGATACCAATCAAGGTGGTCATTCGGATTCATTAACATTTGATTTTTTATATTCAGCATCTGGTTTAACTACTTTAGGTGTTGATACCAGTGGACGTGTAAAAAAGGTGTCATCATCCAGAAAATATAAAAAAGAAATAAACCCCCTACCATTAGAATCTGCAAAAAGAATTTTAGATTTAAATATTGTATCTTTTAAAGATAAAGATACAACAGTTTCAAATGCATTGCACTCAGGACTTATAGCAGAAGAAGTTTCTGATTTGGGATATACCGATTGGGTAATTCATGATAATTCTGGAAGTGTAGATGGTGTATATTATCAATCTATATTTTCATCTATGGTGAAGGTAGTACAAGACTTAAATAAAAGAGTAGAAGAATTAGAAGCAAGAATTAGTGGTTCTATATGATAGTATTCATTACAACTGGTTACGGAAAAAATATAGTAGGTGGTTCTGATATATGGTGTAACAACTTTGTAGAGAGCATCTTACCATTAGTTACAGAAGATTATAAAATTGTAGTTGATGGTAGACCCCTATTGCCAGAAAAAGATGCAATCTACACTTTTGGAAATGATGAAGAAATAGATAGGATATTAGATGAATGTGATAAAATAGTTTTTTTACACCATTCTTACAAACCAAATCCTATAATCAAAAAGTATCTTCACAAAACTCACACAACGTTTGTTCATGCATTTATTCCTGATATGTTGGGATTAAATGATGAGTACGAAAATCTAATGACAAGAATGGATTGGCATTGGCAAAAGGATATTTTGGACAATTCTAAAAATATCGTATGGATAGGTTATGAAAAAGATACAATACATACATACTATCCAAATACAATTACAATACCAAACTACTATGAATGGAAACAAAACAAACCATATACAGAGGTAGTAAGTAATAAGATTGGTTATGCTGCAAGATGTGAAACAAGAAAAAATGCTCATTACTTAGATGGGATACCTGCTTTCATATTTTCAAACAAATACGATTATAAACGAATGTTGGAGGGTAGTAAGATAAATACAGATGTGCATACTTTTATAGAATTTGATTATCGTTTCCACAACACATTTTTTCAAAAACAATTCAAGATATTTCACGGTTGTTATACCAAAGAACCATTTGGATATGCAATATTTGATGCAATAGATAATGGCAAATTACCTATAATACATTCTGATTGGATGAAAGATATTAAATACAGATACAGAGCAATGAATAAAAAACAATTTCATTATCAGTATCTACGAATATTAGAAGATGGATTTGAAAAAAATAAAAAACAATTTGATAGATTAAAGAAAGGATTGGAAAAATTTACTGATAAAAATAAATGGATAGAAACAGTTGTTAATCTGAATTTTTTTTCGTATATTTGATGTACTTTTAATTACCAAGCTAAAAAACTGACAATGCTACCAGTACTACAAGATATACACTACTTAAAAAGTTACTTAACAAATAATTTAGAATTCAATGAACATCAGGAAGAAGAAGTAATACCAGTTCCATACAGATGGTCACATGGAGCAACTGATACTCATTTAGGAGATGGTTTAATTATTTATTCTCTTATTCAGTATATGAGAGCAAAAGTTTGCGTTTGTTTAGGTAGTGGTGGGGGTTTTGTGCCTAGATTAATGACTCAGGCAAGATATGATTTATACAGACAAGGTATATTTGAAGGTGATGCTAACTTAAATTGGGGAGATATTGGGGTTACTTATGTAGTTGATGCTATGAATGGCATTGGTGGTAAGGTAGATTGGTTCAAAGAAGAATCATTTTTTAGAAGAACCTTTCATCCTCGTATTTTAGGAACTACTACAGAAGAAGCATTCCATAATTTTTTTGTATTAAATGATATTAAAATTGATTACTTACATATAGATGCAGGACACAGTTATGAAAATGTTAAAGAAGATTTTGAATTATATTCCCAACTCTTATCCCGAAATGGAATTATTTCTATTCACGATACTGACCCTAATTTTGCGGATAGTTACTTAGTTACAAACGAAGTTAAAGATAGAAATGACCACGAAGATTGGAATGGTCCTATTCAGTTTGTAAAAGAATTAAAAGAAAATCCAAAATGGGAAACATTTGATTTATTTAACTTTGGAATAGTAAAAAATAAACCATCATCAACAGGTCTTACATTAGTTAGAAGAAAATGATTAGATTAGTTACAGTAACAGGTTCTAGAACAACAACATTAAAACATATGTTAAACCACTATACAGATATGGTGGATGAAATGCATATCGTTGTGTATGATTGGGAAGAGCAATCCAATTTAGCAGAGGTTCAAAATATCGTATCTCAATTTCGAAATGCTAAAATAGTAAAAGTAGTAGTTGAAGAATTATATAATTGGGAAAAAGTAACTAAACTTTACAACGAAGTTAAATCCTCGCATCCTAATGATTGGTGGGTAATATCAGATGATGATGAGTTTCACTCTTATTCGTATTCACTTAAATCTATTATAGCAGCTTGCGATATGAATGGATGGGATATGGTTAGAGGTGGATTCGTAGATAGAATTGGTGTAGATGGGGAGATGGTTGAGTTATTAGATACAGATGATATATTCGAAAAGTTTCCATATGCTGGATTTTTTAGACACCCATTAAGTGGTGCAAATCCTAATAAGATTTGTATTGCAAAAGGATATGTTGAGATTACAAACGGACAACATTATGCAAAGATAGATGGACATACAACTTGGAAATGGCAAGGTTGGAAGCATCCTTTAATTGCACCAATTGAAATGTATAATGTACAAGTTCATCATTTTAAATGGGATAGTACTTGCGCGGGTAGAATTAGGCACGTTGCAAATCAAAATAAAGATTACTCATATTCGGAAGAATACAGAGTTATGTATAGAGCATTATCAAAGTATAGATTTAAATTACCATTAGATGATGAAAGGTTTGGGTTTGAATTATCACCAACTTATCATTATTTAGGGTATTCAAAGTGGGAACAATTAATTAAACAAATAATATCAATATGACAGAAGAACAATTTGAATTAGAAAAAAAGAAAGTAAAAGCATTAGAAAAAATTGCTTCTACATTAGATGCGCTTACAGTTTGGTTTGAAGAAATTGACAAACAAGAGTGGAGTGATAGAGCACAATATTATTTAGCTGAATGGCATAAAGTAGCAAAACCAAAAGACCCAACAATTGATGGATAGACATAGACTTGGTGTTATTGTTCCATATAGAAGAAGAGAAACTCAATTAAAGGTGTTTTTGGATTATATGTCCAATTACCTAATCTCTCGTAATATAGAACATAAAATCATCATAGTTGACCAGGATGATGCAAAACAATTTAATAGAGGAACATTACTTAATATAGGATTTAATTATGCTTTAAAAGCTAGATGTGATTATGTAGTGTTCCACGATATTGATATGTTGCCAGTTGATGTAGATTATTCGTATTCGGATAAACCACTACATCTTGCAACTAATTTTGTGTTAGAAAACAATGAGAAAAAAAGAGATACTTTTCAAGAATATTTTGGTGGAGTTACATTATTTCCAGTAAAAGATTTTGAAAAAATAAATGGTTACTCTAACAAATATTGGGGATGGGGATTTGAAGATACTGATTTGTTATTAAGATGTAAAGTTAATAAAGTTGATTTAGACACATTTAAAATTCGTAATATAGGTAGAAAGGGAAAAGCATTAAAGTTTAATGGTATCGATTCATATATTGAATGTAATAATGTTATTAACTTAAATAATAATGCAACCTTTTTTATAAATTTTTATCCAGAAGAAAAACCATTAGACCATACAAAACCAACCGATGAGTTTACTGTATTTAGTATTCCTGGTTGGGATTTTGCTATTTGTTATAATTCATTTTCTAGGTATAATTTTTGTGCATTCGATACAGAACATAATTCGTATTTTATAAATTCAGAAATAAAACCAAGATACAAAACAACTATTGCAGTAGTATTAGATAAAACCGAAAATACAATTAGATTATATCAGGATGGTGTTTTTATTGGCAAAACTGAAAAGTTTAAAAGATTACATTTTTATAGAAAAGAACCAAAATTTTATTTAGGAGCAGGTAAACCTGGAAGAGAAACTATACCAAATCATTTTAAAGGTACAATATCTACTTTTGCATATTTTGATGATGTTTTATCAGATGAAGAAATATTAGAAATTTCAACAAATGAAACAAAATCATTAATGAAACCTTTTGGTAATTATAAATCAAATAATTCTTTAAAAACGTATTTTGATGCAAATGTAATAGAATATTATACTTTATTAGATATAACAAATAGTGGATTAGAAGGTAAAATTGTAAATTGTGAAATAGTTGATGAGGAATATCCAGAATTTACAGAAGTTAAAATACCTCATAGAAGACAATGTACTTTTAGATTATTAAAACACGAAGAAAATGGATTTTTAGGAAATGGGTGGAAAGACCAGTCTACAAGATGGAATCAGTTAAGATTTCAAAATGAAGTTTTTCACAATTATGAATTAATAAAAAACGATGGATTATCAACTTTGGAATTTATTGAACATAGTAAATTTCATCATAGTAATAAAATAATGCATATTAATGTAGGAATATGACGAAACATAAATTAGGTGTATGTGTTCCATATAGAAATAGAGAACAACATTTAAAACAATTTATACCAACGGTTTCTAAATTTTTAAAAGAAGCCAATATTGATTTTAAAATATATTTTGCACATCAAGTAGATGATAAGTTGTTTAACAGAGGTGCTATGAAAAATATAGCAGCTAAACACGCATTTGAAGATGGATGTGATTACATTGTATGGCACGATATAGATATGGTTCCAGAGGATGACACTTGCGATTATTCGTTTCCTAATGATAACCCCCAACACATAGCAGTTCGTATCTCACAATCAGATTATCAACTAAAATACGAAGAGTATTTCGGTGGTGCAGTTATATTCTCAAAAGAACAAGTAGAAAGAACAAATGGTTATTCTAACGATTATTGGGATTGGGGTATGGAGGATGATGACTTATTTTGGAGATGTGTAAAAGAAGGATATGCTAATAAAACAAAATTAGAATATAGTGAGGAAAGAGTTGTAGGATATTTTAATGGTATTGATTCAAAAATAAAATTCAGACCTTCAATTGAACAAAGAGAGTGTTTATCAAAATCTCACACAATTTCTGTATTAGTAAAGGCAGACCAACAAATAGAAAAAGTTCCTATTTGGTTAATTGGAGATTCTGAAAGACAATTTGTAGAGTATCCAATATTCAGAAAACCTGGTTACGATTGGGGATTATCATTTAATAATAGTAGAGCATATACAATGCAACTTTGGGATAGAACCAAACAACATTTATATCAATGGATTAAACGATATGAAAATCAATGGAGTTGGGTAACAATGGCAGTTGATAATGATAATAAAAAAATACATTTTTATTTAAACGGAAAAGAAAGTGATGCAAGATTAGGTACTGGTACTCAATCTCCATTGCATTTTACTGAAAATTTAAAAAGATATGGGTTTGAGCCGTTTTGTATTGGATATTCTAAATCCCCTACCGAATCATATTTTAAAGGTGCTATTGCTGAAATAAAATTATGGGATAGATGTTTATCTCCAATAGAAATAAAAAATCTACACACTAATACTCCAGAAGAAAATTTAGTATTGGATATTTGTACTATGGCGTTAGATTTTGGAGAATCTACAAATGTTGAATATAAAAATGAACTCATTGAAATTCCTCACACCATATTACCGCATAGAAGAAATGGAAAATTCTTATGTTTACCACATAGAACAGAGGGGTTAATTAATGTGGGTGGTATTGAAAAATGGGCAAAGGGAGAAACAACTGCCAGAAACGAAAGAAGATATGTTTTAGAAATGCAACAAGATAAAATTGATTATAAAAACGATGGTTTGAGTACATTAAAATACGAATTAGTTAATATAGAACAATTGGATGAAAATTCGGTTATGATAAATGTAAAATTATAGATGCAAAATAATATATTTGAAGAAACAAAAAAAAGTTTAGATTCAGTAGGTTGTGGGTTTTGTTTAGCAAAATGGACACAGGTAACCATGCACTTACAAACTGGTCTTAATCACTCTTGCCACCACCCAACTGCTCATAAAATTCCAATAGCAGAAATACAACGAAATCCATCCGCACTTCATAATACTAAATTTAAAAAGTATAAGAGAAAAGAAATGTTAGATGGTAAAAGACCAGAAGAATGTGATTACTGTTGGAATATTGAAGATAATTCGGATAATTATTCCGATAGAATTTATAAATCATCGGAACCCTGGTCTAAACCACATTTAGATGAAATTATACAATCAGATTGGAGAGCGGATTTTAATCCAAGATATGTTGAAGTTAGTTTTTCTAATACTTGTAATTTTAAGTGTTCATATTGTGGACCTGAATATTCATCACAATGGTTGCAAGAAGTAAAACAATTAGGAGGGTATCCAACTACAGATTCATTTAACAGTTACGGTAAGTTAATTGAAAAAAATAGATTGCCAATATTACAAAGTGAATACAATCCTTTTGTTGAAGCATTTTGGAAATGGTGGCCTGAATTATATTCTGATTTAAATACATTTAGAATTACCGGTGGAGAACCACTTTTATCAAAAGATACTTGGAAAGTTTTGGATTATATATTAGAACACCCAAATCCAAACAAAGAATTAAAATTGGCAATTAATTCAAATTTAGGAGTTACCGATGAACTAATTGATAAATTAATTCAAAAATTAGACAGAATAATTTCGGAAGATAGAATTAAAGAAGTTATTATTTTTACATCAGTTGATGCATATGGTGAACAAGCTGAATATATTCGTAATGGTTTGAATTTTAATAAATTTTGGGATAATGTAAACAAAGTACTTTATAAATTACCAAAAGTTACAATAACCATAATGTCTACTTATAATATTTTAAGTCCATTTAGTTATAATAAGTTAATAGAAAAAGTTTGGGAAACCAAAAAAGAACATCAAAATTTAGAAAGATATTGGCAACATCCTATATTATTAGATACATCTTATTTAAGATTTCCACAACACCAAAGTGTTAAATTATTATTTGATAAACAAAAAGAACTTATATTAGATAATGCTAAAACTGCTTTATATTTAGGTGTTCCAATTTTTACAAATACTCATATGGGAATGACCGAAGTTGAAACCGAAAAGATAAAACGAATATATGATTGGTCATTATCAAAAACGGATGCAAATATTTTAAAAACAAATAGAAAAGATTTCGTAAAATTTGTAGATGAGCATGATAAAAGAAGAGGAACTAATTTCTTAAAAACATTTCCAGAATTAGAGGAGTTTTATAAAAAAATCAAATATGATAATTAAAGAAGGAGAACCTTGGTTGTTATGGCCAAATATGGTTTCATATGGAATAAATACGGGTGAGATTGGTAAAACTTTTGAGGGTGATACTGATTTTACGTTATCTATGAACATAAAAATATTAACAAAATCATCAGAAAAAAAAACAGTATTTGCAAAACTTCCAAATTATATGGGGTTAGATATTGAGAAAGAAAACAATAATTTAATGTTGATTCTCAATTTAAATAAAAACGGAGAAACCGAATGGAAATATTTATTTTCTGAAACAGAAATTGGTTATGATTTTAATTTATTATCGTTTAGATATAATAAAGTAAATCGTATATTAGATTTTTTAGTTAATGACATATCTGCTATAGAATATAAGTTAGAATATGATGAAGAGTTAAGTGTTGGATATGAACCACATATTTTGTTTGGTGGTGGTAATTTTCCACATAATGGATTTAACTTAAATTATTGTTCTTACGAATTAGATTTTTTAATGATTTCAAAAGAATATAAATCTTATAATCAGATATATAATATTAAGGAAGATGGTAATTTAGATACATCTATAATTGGTTTATATAATTTTAAAAAACATACCGATTATAAAGTTTTTGATAATTCACATAATTGCAACTTTTTACATAAAATAATTTATTAATGGGCATAATTGCTAAAAAACCAGAAGAGTCTTATCAAGAATATAGAGATAGAGTTGTAAATCCAATTTCTCCCGCATTTTGTGGAGCAAAGTGGTATAACGCTACGATATGGTTAGGGAACGGAACAACTGCAAGTTGTCATCACCCCCCTGCACATAAGATTCCATTAAATGAAGTTGCTATGAATTACAAAGCAATTCACAACACTCAATATAAAAAGCTAATCAGAAAGCAAATGCTTGAAGGGGTTAGACCAAAAGAGTGTGAATATTGTTGGAAGATAGAAGATTTAGGTAAGGATAATATCTCAGATAGAGTTCATAAATCTGTAATTTATACAGATGAGGAATTGGCTGAATGTAAATCTGCATTTAATTGGGAAAAAGATGTTGATTTAAAAACATTAGAAATTGCATTTGACCCGAATTGTAATTTTGCTTGTTCATATTGTAATTCATCTTTTTCTACAAGTTGGCAAAATGATATAAAGAAAAACGGACCTTATCAGAATTTAGTATCAGATGGAGCAGGTGCGTTTCAACACGATGGTGCGCATGCAATGCCGTATGGTAAAAAGAATGAAGGTAATCCATACGTTGCTGCATTTTGGAAATGGTGGGAAGGAGAACTACAATACTCATTAAGAGAATTAAGAGTTACAGGTGGAGAGCCAACCATGTCACAAGATTTTTGGAAGTTAATGAAGTGGTGGGAAAATAATAAAGATTGTGAAGTTGAATTTGCAGTTAATTCAAACTTAGGTCAAAAACAAGAATTGTTTGAACAACTATTAAAAGCAAGTCATAACGTTAAATCATTTCATTTATACACATCTTGTGAAGCAACTGGTAAAGATGCAGAATATATTAGAGATGGGTTAGTTTGGGAAGGTTGGTTAAAAAATATAGAACGAATGTTATCCGAAGGTAATGTACAATCAATAAACTGTATGATGACAATTAACTCATTATGTTTATTTACCTTACCTGAATTTATGGATGAGATGTTAAAATTAAAAATTAAATATAAAACACAATCACCTGTTTGTTCATTTAATATTTTAAGATTTCCATCATTTCAAGCAATCGTAACTTTACCAAAAGAAATCCGTTTAGAAAGAGCAGATGCAATTGAAGCATGGATTAATAAAAATTGGGATGATGAAAAGAACGGATTTATTGAATGGGAAAAAGATAGTATGACAAGATTAGTTACATATATCAGACAAATAGAAACAGGTCATGCACATACTTCATCTTTACAAACTAGAGAAAGAGATTTTAAATCTTTTTATACTCAATATGATACTAGAAGGAAAAAGAATTTTGTTGAAACATTTCCACAATTAAAAGAATGGTGGGATTCTATTCCAGAAACTGTTATTAAACCACTTACAACGGTAGTAGATGGTGATGATGCTAAATCGAATCGTTATGTTGATGAGGTGATGGCAACTGCTAAAAAAGAAGGTTGGGTGTTAAACCCACAATGGGCAAATCCTGGAGCACAAGATTATGTAGAACCAGATATTCAAGATGATATGTTAGATTATATAAAAAACAACTAAATGGAAAATAATAATAGTAAAAGTATATTCCCAATAAAAACAAATACTTCATGCCAATTTAAATGGACTTGGAGTACATTGTTTTTATCGGTTGGTACATCATCAAGTTGCCATAGATGCAAAGGGTGGGATGTTACAGACCATATGCAAGATTTTCATAATCATCCTGGTAAATTGGAAGATAGAAAAAAAATGTTAGATGGTAAATGGCCTGGTAACGGTTGTGAATATTGTAAAAAAATTGAAGATTCTGGTGGACAGAGTGAAAGAACAAGTTACATAAATGATTTGTTAGTAGCACCAAAAGAATTGGCAATAGACCCAAAAGAAATTAGAGTAACTCCAAGAATATTGGAGGTATATTTTACAAATGTTTGTAATCAAAAATGTGTATATTGTTCTCCATTTTTCAGTTCGTTAATTCAAAATGAAATTGAAAAACACGGACCTATGGAAACGGAATACGATTTAATGGGATTTAGAGCAGGAGATAAATATGAAAAATTAAAAGCAGATTTTTGGGTTTGGATGGAAAAAAATTCAAGAGATTTATATCAATTTCAAATATTGGGTGGAGAACCAATGTATCAACCTGAGTTTGAAGAATGTTTGGAATTTTTTGAAAGACACGAACATCCAAATACAAATTGGAAAATATTTAGTAATTTAAAACATAATCCAAAACAATTTAAACAAAAGATAGATAGAATATCTAAACTTATTTATTTAAAAAAGTTACAATCTTTTGAAATTGTATGTAGTATGGATAATTGGGGACCACAAGCTGAGTTTGCAAGAAGTGGTATGGATTTAAAAGAATGGGAACAAAACTTTAATATTTTATTAAATTCACCAAAAGTAAGTATTTCTATACATTCAACTATTACACCGGTCACATTACCAACAATGGGTGATTTGTATAGAAAAATAATAGAATGGAGAAAAATCAGAACTGTTGATTTTGGATGGAATACTGTTGCAAATCCTACATTTATGAATCCAGAAATATTGGGTCACTATGCTTCTGATTTCTTTGATGATTTATTATCAACTATACCAGAAGATGACCATAGAAAAGCATATTTAAAAGGATTTAAAACGCAAGTTGAAAATTTTGGTGTTGATAGACAGAGATTAAAACGATTAAGTGATTATTTAGATAAAATTGATATAAGGAGAAAAACGGATTGGAAATCATTATATCCCTGGCTAAATGATATATGTATAAAAGAAGATGTTCATTCTTTACCATCTGTTGATTTATCTGATATTAAAACTGTAAAAAAACAAGAAGATATAATAGATATGTTAGATAATTTTAGAGATATGTCAGTTGAAAATAATTTAGTATGAAAATAAAACCATCAGAGGGTAATAAGACTTTTTGTATAGCACCATTTACACATACCTATCTTTCTCCTCAAAGTGAAAGAAGGTTGTGTTGTGCAAGTCGTGAAAAAGCAACTTGGGCAACTCAATATATTGATTCAGAAAAAGCAGATACTAATTCAGAGTATTCACCTGCAACATTAGATGAACATTGGAACAGTCCATATATGATGGATATTCGTAAAAAATTAATGGCAGGTGAAGAAATACCACAATGCGCGGTTTGTAATAATAAATTACTAAACATACACATTTATAGAGATTACTTTACTAAAACATTATTTCCTAATAAAATTGAAGAAGCATTTGAAAAAACAAATGATGAAGGATATACTGAAATGAAACCAATATCATTTGATTATAGAATCAGTAATCGTTGTAATTTTAAATGTAGAATGTGTGGTGACCAATTATCATCTTCATGGGAAGCTGAAAATAGAATGTTAGGAAACTATGATAAAGGTGGTGATGCTTGGGCACAAAAGCAATTCAAACCAATAATAGAAAAATTTCAAACAGAAGTTGCGGAGAAAGAACTTTGGGATGCCGTAAATGAAAAAAGAATAGAAGAAATTTATTGGGTTGGAGGAGAGCCATTGATGTGGGATATTCATTGGGATATTATGAAGCAGCTTGTTGATTCTGGTCAATCAAAAGATGTGATAGTAAGGTATAACACCAATTTAAGTAGAACATCGTTTAAAGGTACTAACCTGTACGATTTACTACCACATTTTAAAGGTGTTCAGATATGCGCAAGTATAGATGGTATTGGTGATATAGTTGAATATGTAAGACATGGTATAAAATGGGAGCAATGGTTTGAAAATTTTAAAAATGGTTTGTTTTTAAATAAACAATTTGGAGATTACGCAATTGCATTTGATTTAACAGTAACTGCTCCTGGTTTGTTTTCAATGAAAGAAATGATTGATATTACGGCAAAATTAGATGTGCATACTTTAATTAAAACAACATTTGCATTTGATAGTAGTATTATGATGTCTCCAATGGTAATACCAAGAGATATTTTAAATCCAATATTGGATGATATTATTGAATACGCAAAAAGAAAAGCAAAATATAATCCAAAAATACAAAATTATGTTACTTGTTTTGAAGATATTAAAAATAAACAAACATTTCAAGAACAGTATCCTGATTGGAAAGAAGGTTTAATTAGAGGAAAAAAAGGTTTACAACAAATTGATAAACACAGAAATAATTTAGGTAAAATTGAAGAAATATATGCTCAATATCCACCTTTATTAGAATGGTGGAATAGTATAGAATTAAATCCGTTAGTGTAATGAAAAATCCAGAATTTGACGGTAAACCGTTTTGTACATTACCATTTATACATTTGGCTACACATCCAATTGGAACATCAACTCCTTGTTGTATTACCGATATGACAAATGATATGAGTACTGCTAAAAAAGATGGATTTAATTTATTTTTAGATAAAGATTCACTATCAGATATTACAAATTCTGAAAATTTTAATGATGTTCGTAAGAAGATGATTAATGGAGATTTTCCATCACAATGCAAAACGTGTTATTTCCACGAAAAAAATAATGTGTACAGTAAACGAATGGAAAGTAATCTTAAATTTAAACATTTAATAGACCATGCATATGCAAATACAAATGAAGATGGTTCATTAAAAGAATTAGATTATCGATATATTGAATTAAGATTGGGTACTGTTTGTAATTTGAAATGTGTAACTTGTAATCCGTTTAGTAGTAATAGATGGAATCAAGATGTATCCGTATTTAAAGGAACTGAATTTGAAAAAAATTATTTTAAATGTGATATTAGAACCGAATGGTTTAGAAGTACAAGATTTTATGATGAATTATATGAAAAGTGTTCTAAATTAGAAGAAGTTTGGATTAATGGTGGTGAACCAACGTTAATTAGAGAGCATGGTTATTTTCTACAAAAATTAATTGATAGTGGTAGGTCTAAAGATATAAATTTACACTACTCTATTAATATGACGGATATTCCAGATGATTTTATTAAAATATGGAAACAATTTAAACAAGTAAGATTACATTTATCTATTGATGATTTGGAAGAACGAAATGATTATATTAGATATGGTGCAAAATGGGATATAATATATAAAAACTTTTTAAAAATTATAAAATATAGAAATATATTTAAATTAGAAGTTTGTCAAACTGTTAGTTGTTTGAATGTTTTTAACATAGATAAATTTAAAGAATTTACGAACAAATATAATTTAGTTGTAGCTCATAATTATGTTCATCACCCATCTTTTCAACACGTTTCTATTTTATCAGATGAATTAAAAGAACAACTTTTAAATAATATTAATCATTTAAATGAGTTTGAATTAGAACGATTAAAAACGGAATTATATTCTAATGAAGAAGAAAACGGAATGGATAAATTTATTAATTTTATTAAATTATTAGATAAAAAAAGAAATGTCTATATTGGGGATTATTTAAAAGAATGGGATATTTATTTTAAAGAACAAATATAGTTTATGACACATTTAATCACATCTGGTTGCTCATTTACATCACATTATAGAGTAAATATTAATAGAAAAGAAGACGAATTTTTAACAGATAAGCCTGAATTTTGGTATTATACACATTGGATTAAAACTTTAAGACCAGAACTTACTGTATTTAATATGGGAAGTCCTGGTAGTGGTAATTTATTAATTGCAAGGTCTGTAATATATAAAGCAAAACAATTACTAAAATCAGGAATTAAAGGAGAAGATATATCAATTATAGTAGAATGGTCTAACTTTCATAGAAAAAGTAATTTTGTATCTAAAGATATTATAGATAGAATACCGTTGGATAAACATGATAACTATGCAATAGATTTTATAAATGAAAAAAAATATCCAGGAGAAAAAGGATACTGGTTAACTTTTGCAAATCCAGATATGAGTCAATCTTCTTTTGTAAAATTAAACAGAAAAGTATATGAATATACTAAAATTTATTTAAATACATTATACAATGATGAAGAAAGATTTATAGAATGGTTAGAATATTTTGATTATTTAATAACATTTTGTAAATTACACAAAATAAAATTAAAATCTTTTTTTATGCATAATCCATTTTCATTAGAATATGAATATGGAATGGTCCCACATAATTACCAAACTCCAGAAGAAATGGTAGAAGGTTTATTTATACAGAGAAAAATTCACAATACTTGGAATGATACCGAAGATATGATAATAAATAAATTTCCATGGGCCGCTCATTTATATAAAGGAATTGATTGGGAAAAATATTGTTGGTTTTATAATGAAGAACAATTACATCGAAATGGTGGTGTATTAGAATGGGCAGTTAGAAACCAACTAAAAAGTTCAGATGAGGAATTTAATCCGTTATTTCAAGAATATGAACAATATGGTACTCAAACGGAAATTGAAAATAAATTAAGAGAAGGAGAAGCGAGTTGTTGGGGGCACGTTAGTAGTTGTAATTATAAAAAATTTACAGAAGAAATAGTTTTAAATTGGGAAATGTTTAAATAATGGTAGGAATAAGATACGAAAATGATGGTGAAAGTATAGAAATTATTGAAGATATTCAATATCATATGCCTCAAAATGATATTTTTAGAAATATACCAAATAATGTATTATTAGTTAATACGGTAAATTCATTTGGATTTTCATTTACAGAATTTAAAAATATAGAAAAATTTTGTAAAGTAATAAATGAGTATGAATTAAAATATAATAAAGTAGATAAAATACTAATTGATTTTAATGAAACTATGGTAGATGAGATGGGTGTAATTTCATTTGCTAACATTGTAAATAAAAAATGTTATTATTCAAATTTTGATATGATACATTCTAATGGTGTAAATAAATTTTACATACCATCTTCTTTATATTCTCAAATTGATTTTTTATTATCAACTGATTATTTAAATGCCAAATCTTTTTTGGAAAGAATGAATACTGTATATAAGGAATTTAGAAAACCTCATAAATTGGTATTTTATTCAAATCATATTAGTCCTGTTAGAATTGATATTTTTAATATTTTAAAAGAAACTGATAATTTAAAAAATAATATATGGTCTTTTACTGGAATAAAAGAATATTATTCAGATAAAAAACATAATCTTGATGAATTTTTTAAAGAAAATGAAGGTATAATTCCTTTTTCATATGATAAATTTAATCAAGAAACAATAGTATTAAAACACACATATATTTCTCAATTTTTGGCATATTTTGAAATAGTTACAGAATCTTATTTTTTTAAAGATGTAAAAAACATTAATGAACATTGTCCAGTTACTGAAAAAATATTAAAACCAATTGCTTCATTTTTACCATTTATACACTTTGGCTCTTCTAATTTAAAAAAATGTTTAGAAGAAATAGGAATGACATTTTACTCACCTTTGTATGGATTCTATGATATAACAGATGAAGAAGATACTCAAAGAGGATTGGAGCATGTTAAAAAATATACTGAAAAAAGTATAGATGAATTGCATGAAATATATTATAGGTATTTACACGAATATCATAATAACTCAAATAAATTTTTAAATTATTTTAATAATAATAAAAACCATATTTTAAATGTATTAAATAATGGATAATAAAATACATATTGTTTTTGCAGGATGTTCTTTTTCCGATGATGGAAGCAGAGACGGTAAATTTGATATAAATTCTTTAAATAAAGAAAATCCACATTATGTGCAACATTTGGGATTACCAAATGCTATAAAAATGCATAAATTTTTGGCATTGGATTTAATTAATCAAAATATATCAAATGTAAAAATACACCCAATAGCAAGGGGTTCATATGGAAATCATGTTATACACGATAAATTAAAACAAAAAATAAATGAATTAAAAAGGGATTATCCAAATGAAAAAATATATGCAGTTATACAACTAAGTGCATTTTTAAGAAGAAGCCCAAATAATAGTGTTCAATACGGTGTAGATATTGATATAAAAGATTATCCATACGATTATATGGATGATACCATTACAATTACAAATTTAGGTTATAGAGATATATTTGTAAAACACTTCCAAAATATAGAAAATATATCAAATTTTTGTAAGGAAAATGATGTTGAAAATTATATGTTTTTTGGTTGGGCAAATATATTTACATACGATATAACTAAATATGGATTTAAAAATGAAATAGAAAGATTACAGAAAATTGTAAATTTTTACCCATACAAAGAAATTAATGATGAAATTGGCCATTATTGTGCAGGAGAAAAAGAATTAAAATCGATTAAAGATGATAGTGGAAAATTATTATATATTACTCCACCTGATAATTATGGTGGGCTTACGGAATATACTAGAGAACGATTAAAAATCGGCGAAAGATATTTTTTTGATAAAGACCCACATCCAAGTACTACTGCTTATAATTTATTTTATAATGAATTATTAAAAAAATGGTTTATTGAAAAAAACATAATAAATGACGTAAAATTGGATGAATTTAATGAAAATCTAATAGAAACTGTTTTATATTTTGAATACAATAGGTATATTAATTTATGGAATTATACAAGTGATAATATACATGAAATACAATCAGAAACGCATAAATTTTTAAACGAAAAAGAATTTACTAAAAAAAATATAAAAGAATTTTTAATTTATTTAAACGATAATTGTAAAAATATAATATTTAATTTTAAACAAAAAAAGTTATTATGAAACATCTTACAAATGAAGAAATCCAACAAATTACATTTGATTGGAGATACAGAGGATTTACAACATTGGAATTATTAACTGAAGATGAATGTGATGAAATTAATGCAGAATTGGATACATTAAGATTAGCAAGAATTGGTACTGCAACAGATGATGGTAAACTTTGGGGAGATTATGACCCATTTGCTTATCCACATAAATTATCCGATAAGTTGGCTAAGCTATTTGTTCATCCAAAAATTATAGAAGCATGTGAGTTTCTAATGGAAGGTAAGATACATGGTTTACAAACTTGGGCGTATTTTAAACCACCTGGACAATTAGGAAGAGATATGCACCAAAATGCATTTTACACAGGATGTGGACACAATGAAATAATCAATACTGCATTAGCATTAGATAATCATGATTCTCAAAATGGTGCAGTATGGAACTATGAGGGTTCACATAGATTGCCTGTATTACCCATTGAAGTTGATGAGGAAAGGACAAAAACTAATCCATCATTTTGGAGAAACGAACGGGGTAAACCTTGTGTAATGCCTGAGGGTCATAATTTTCGTAAATCGGAAGGTATAATTAAAAAAGGACAAGTTGTATTATTACATTCACATTGTGTACATGGTTCAGAACCAAATAACTCAAATAGATTTAGAAGAAACTTTTTAGGGGGTTATTTAAAACAAGGAGCATACTTTAATCAAGGTAATCATATGAAAAGAGAACCAATTAATATTTACGAACTACGTGAAAAACATTGGGAAATTTAATTAATATAATACAATTCGGGGTATTCAACTAAACAATGGATACCCCCATTTGTGTAAGCATTTTTATAAGCAAGTTCAATATCTTCCCATTTAGTTAAATCAACAAAATTTATATTATTACACATAGATTTGAATTGCTCAAAATAGTTTCCTTTATGTTGATGACCTGGGTCTAATGGTTTATCACTACCTTTGCCTAATCTAATAATCATATTTGCTTTCCATTCTCCACCACTCATTAGTTGTAATTTATCAACATGATTTATAAGTTGATTTGCAGCACATATAATAAAATCCCAACGAGGATAAAATGTAATAACAAATTCATTTGTCATTGCTAATCCTAAACTCATTCCCATTTGAGATTCTTCCATTACTGGAACTTCAATCATTTTTTCTTTAGGAACTTCTCCTAATGTTGTACTCATAGGATTACCTGCCCATAGAACCTGTTGCCCTATAAATGTGGTGTTATATTTTTCACCTAAAAATTTCATTGAATTTGTAAGTGCATCTTTGTATGGTGTATATTCTGGTTGGCTCATAACAATGTTTTTATTTTTTTAATTATACTATTTGCAATTAAAGTTTGTGCTTCTAAACTTGTGTGTAAATCTTTTGGTGGTTCTTCAAAATATGGGTCATTTATTATTGTAAATTGATTATACTTTGAACTTAAATGGTCTAAACAATCAAATAATTCATTATTATAATTTATTTGGACAAATCTATCATTTAAAAACAAATTAGATTTTATATCATTTATATAATCATTTGTCCAACAAAATAATAAGCATTTTATTCCATTTGATTCTAATTCTATAAATTTATTTTTTATTTTATTTACTATTTGTTTTATATGTATTTTTTCAAAATCCTCATATGTGTAGTTATTACTTTCTAACCATTTTAAAAAAATATCTTGATGTTCATAAAATTCTTTTATCCAAGGGTTTAAATTTAAATTATATTCTATCCCATCATAAACAAAATCAAATTTTGTTCTAAATGGTTGAGTTGTTTGTAATATTACAAAATCAAAATCATTATATGTAAAATCATTTTTAAATAAATCATCAATAAATTGTAAAGATTCTTCATCACTTCCACCATTTGATTCTTTTTTTACTTCAAATGTGTTAAAGTAATTTGAAACTAATCTTGCAAAAGATTTTGAATTTTTAAATAACCTATGTGATTTTGTTACATTATCACCAATGTATTCATTGAATGGTGGACCTACTAATCTTGGTAATTTTGAATAAAAATACAAACCCTGCCCCCAAGTAAATGAATCACCGGCAAAAATAATACCGTTCATTATTTAAATTCGTTTTTATGTTCCAAATACCAATCATAAGCAAGTTTTAACCCATCCTTTAACGATGTTGTAGATTTCCATGCTAAATTATTATAAATTTTATTAGAATCTATTTTTCTTGTTGGAATCATAGATGGTTTACCACTAATAAATTCAGTAGGTGCATCATAGTTTGCAACTTCTTTCATAATATCTAAAACTTCTAATACAGAATGCACAGAATTAGAACCAACATTGTAAACTTCAAAACCATTTTTGATTTCTTTTTCTAAAACAACTTGCAATGCTTCAACAAAATCTTCAATATAAAGTAAATCTCTTAACTCAGAACCATCTCCCCAAACAGGAATAGGATTCATTTCATCTGCAACTTTTCTAATGGTTGCAGGAGTAACGTGGCATTTATTAAAATCATATTTGTCGTGAGGACCGTATAAATTAGCAGGTCTTATTACAGTTGTTTTCATAGTACGAGGTAGATGTTTTGCATATAACTCACATTGAACTTCTGCATAACGCTTCATCCAACCAACTGGAAAATATACAGGATATGGTTCATCAAATAAGAAATCAGTTTCAATAACCGCTTCATCTCCTTTTGGTGGATATACAGTATTTGAAGAAATAAAAATATAATGTTTAACAAAGTTTCTCCATGCAGCATCAATTAAAAAATTGTTCATCGATACGTTAGGTGTAACGTGTGCCAATGGGTCATCTACTGTATCAACTGCGTTTGATGTAGTTGCTGCACAATGAAAGACAACCTCAACTCCATTTGCTGCATTTAAGCATCCATCGTATGTTTGTAAATCAAAATGTGTATATTCTACAGAATTTATAGAGTTTCTTACACCTCTTTTGTGTAAATTAACTCTAATGTTTGTATAACCTTCTTTGATTAATCTATTTGTTAAATTTTGACCAACTAAACCAGAACCACCTGTGATAAGGATTTTTGAATTTTTATTTATCATAATATTTTATTGTTTTTTATATAACCGTATAACTCTTCACTTATTAATTTATAACCTTGTAAATTTGGATGTTGAGATGCTCTCGTTTCAAATTCTTCATTTTGGTTTTCCCAAATATCCAATCGTTTAATTTTATTTAAATAATCTCTAAATGTTTGTTTATTAAATTCCCAATATTTTGAATTATCTATTAAATTGGTAATATCATCCTTTTTATTCAAATTGATTAGCATACTTTCAAAACTGTCACACATTATATAATTTATATTATAATGTTTAAATAGTTTTTGGATAAAAATTATGTAATTTTGATTTACAATATTGTAATAATTCTGATTAAACATCTCTCCTATAAAAAATTGTTTATATTCTGTAAAAAAAGAATCGTATAATGAATTACTACTATTATAAGAATTAATAAACTTGTGAGGTTCTTCAATTAAATGTTTAATAGACCACGTAACCCATTCACCATTTGGTAAAAAGGGAACATAATCTCTTAAAGAAGAACTCCACATTATTGTAACAAAATCATTGCTTTTTATTTTTTCAGATTGAATATCTAAAACGATTTGATTAAATATTTTATTGTTAGCATTACCACTAACTGCATTATTTATAAACGGCATGTTTAGTTTATCTGCTAAAAATTTAACCCAACTATTTTCTTTACGATAGGATGGTCTTTCTTCTTTAGATAAGGAATCTTCAACTATTCTATTACATCCTTGCCCTTCCGTCCAACTATCACCGTATGCGTGTAACATCATAATAACTTATTTATATAATAATCATATGTAATTTCCAATGCTTTTTCAAAACCAAGAACTGGAAGTAATCCTATTTGAACTTGTTTAGTAATATCCATTTGTCTTCTTAAATCTCCATTTGGTTTACTACTATCCCAATTTATAGATATTGGTTTTTTACTTATTTTGATTAAAGTTTCAATCATTTGTTTTATGGTAATTTCCTCACCCGCGCCAAAATTAATTATAGTATGAATCTTATCATCATACAATCTTAAAATAGCATCGGCAACATCACCAGCATATACAAAATCTCTAATAGGAGAACCATCACCCCATGCTTCAATTGAATCTGTTGCTTCATATACTTTTTTTATAGTTGATGCAATTACTGTACCACTACCGCTAAAATCATCATATTCACCAAATATATTAGCAGGTCTTATAATAGACCATTTATCATAACCATATTGAACTTTGTATGCTTCTAATAATATTTCACCCATTCTTTTAGACCAAGATGGAAACCAATCGGATTCACTTGGTAAAGATTTCCACACATCACCTTCAACAAACTTTTCTGCAGGAGAATATACACCAACGGAGCTGACAAATATTAACCATATATTATTTTTAGAACATTGATTGATTATTTCGGTATTAATTTTAAATGATGGATATAAAAAATCAACTGGTTTTTCTTTTGCTCTAATTGGAGAACCTTTTATACCAAAGCAATTAAAAACAACATCAGGAGATTCATAAAAAAATAAATTTTTTATGTTTTCCTCTATTGTTAAATCTAATTCATAAAATGTAAATTTATCAGATATTGGTAAATTATTTGAATGATTAATATCAACACCAATTACATTATAACCTTTATCTAAACATTTTTTTACTAAATGAATACCAACTAAACCACTACATCCTGTTATTAAAATTTTTTTCATATTATATTTTTTAAAAAATTACTTTTAAATCTCTTATTGTATCGTTAATTATATTTTTGTATCCATATGTAAAAAATACTTGTTGGTTTTCTGCTATTTTTTCTATATTATTTTTATACCAATCTGTTATGTGTTCTTCACCCAATGAGTGTATTCTTTTTAATTCAATTAATGCTTGATTTAATCTTTCTTCATTATTAGATATTTTATCAAATGAATAATCTATTAAATCATTGTATAATGTAAATCCATAATTTTTTAATTGAGTATTTACAAACACATCACCTATTATTAAAAATGGATGACAATTTGCAAAAGGTTTAAAACTTTTTTCTGTTAAATTTAAACTTTCAGAATTAAAACTTGATTCTAATACTATACTAAAATTTGTTTTAAAATAATTTGGTTTAGATGATAATGGTTCGTGTTCATCGGTTGGATAATTCCAATCTAAAGTAGTATGTGGTAAATCATTAAATTTAGAATAATATTTCCACAAATCTTTTAATTCTTCTTTTTTTGAAATTAATAAATTTAAATCAATATCATTTTCTTTTATTAAAAGTGAAAATTTTGTATCATTTATTAATCCTGTTTTTAATAACCATAACATAACTTGAACTCTAAATGTTTTTGTAGAATTGCGATTATATAATAAAAAAAATGAATCCTTTTTATTCATTATATAGTCATTTACTCCAGAAGTTACACTTGCTATTTGAGTTCCTTCATCAAATACATTTGGTAATGATAGTTTTTTATAATGAGTTGACCACCACCCCAACAAATATGGTTTTGATATGACTAATATTTCATTTGTAACTTTTTTAAAATAGTTATTAATTGTAATTAAAACAATTTGATTTGGTTTTAAATTATAATAATTTTTTAATTCTATTAATTTTAAAACAAATTTGTTCATATGGTCTCCTTCTTGAGTAGAAGAAAAAACTAATTTTACATTTGGTTTACTTGAAACCAATTTAAATACATTGTTAAAATAATCAATGTTGTCTTGTAATATATGGTATCGCATTTCTTGATTAAATGAAAAATTCCAAATTATAGAATCTGTTTCATTTAATTCAAATATTGGAAATTTAAATCCATAGTTAATATCAAACTCTGCAATTTTACATACACCATTTCCGTTTGGCACATTTTTAAAATCAATATTTTCATAATAAAATTTCATCATATTAAATTGTAAAAATATCTTTCTGTAGTTTCATTTAAACCATATTTACTAACATATTCATGATTTTTTATAAATCTATCCTTATTATTTATATAATAACTTTTTATTTCTTTTTCTAATTTTGATAATCTTACAATTTCATCAAACACCATATATAATCTTTTTTTATCATCAATTTCTAAATCATAATCGTAATTAATAATATCTTCAAAAAAATCTAAATTAGAATGTTCTTTTTTTAATTTTTCAACATGTCTGTAAGATGCTAAAAAAATTGGAAATTGATAAAAATAAAATGGTTTAAATGATTTTTCAGTTATATGAATATCTTTTATTTCATAGTGAGATTCGGTAGCAATATTAATATAGCTATTCTCATAAGATTTACATTCTATATGTCTAAAATGTAAATAATTATTTGGATTATCAAACCAATCTAAATTTGTTTCATAAAAATTTAATTTTGGTTTAGAGCAAACTTCATAATAACTGTGTAATAATTTTTTATCATTTGCACCATTTATAAAATCCTGATGTTCATATACATTTAATAAAGGATGATTCATTAAACCATATGTTAAAGACCAATCTATTAATCCAGAATCTAATAATCCATTATTTTTGAGTAATGCTAATAAAGCAATTCGATGACTTTTTGGTCTTCTATTTTGGCATAAAAATAAAAAAGGTTTATCTTCTATAAAAGAAAATTTATATTCATTTTTTAATACCGAATCCGAAAATTGACCTAATAAAAAATTTGATTTATACAAATTAATTGAAGTAGTATCTTGTATATCATTAATTAATGAATTATTATTTATAAGATAAAATTGTTTTAGATTTAATTTTTTTTTATCAATTAAAACTGATAATTTTTTTACATCAACATCAAAGTCCATATAGCTTTCATGTTCACTTAAAAAAATTACTTTTAAATTTTTATGTCTAACATAATATTCAACTTCATCTGATAATTCCCATTCGTTTTCGTTAAATAAATTATCATAGGAACAATAGTGTGAAATCAAATAATAATAATTTTCATCTGGATGTATATCTGATAATTTACAATAATGTTTTTTATAAAGATTATCATCTATTCCAAAAAAATACAAATCCATCATTATACCATTGTATCCTAATTTTTCATTTACATGCGCAAGATTATTAATAGGAGAATCCCCATCCCACTTATCAAAAACTAAATTTAAAATACTACCCATTTTCCAGTACCATAGTGTGGCCAAACTTTTTCATACTCATACCAAATAACATCATTTGGAATTTCACTTTTAACATTCCAAGTTTCAACTGTTGGCGTATAAGTTGAAACACCATTATCTTCTACTACAAATGTAATTGGTAAATCAAAGTTTTTTGCATATTTATAATTTTCCATAAAAGCACCTGTTTCAAATGCCATATCTCCTACAAAACACCAAACTTTGTCTGTAGAACCACTTCTTTTATTTGCCATAGCAACACCCATTGCAATTGAAATAGTTCCACCAACTATTGCCGATGAATAAAACTTTTCTTCTTTATTTACAATAGTGATACTTCTACCTGCAAGAATTTCATCTTCTAACCACTTTGAATCAACTCCTTTTACTAATGCGTGATAATGAGAACGCCAGGTACTAAATACCCAATCGGTTGATTTGATTCTTTTTCCAATTTCAATTATTTGTTCTTCATTTCCACCACTCAAATGTATAGGACCTCGTATGTTACCACCTTCCCATGCATCTGCTATTCTTCTTTCAAAATCAATCAATCCATCTTTATCCCACAATGATTCCTTAACAATTGGGAAATTTTCTATGTTTTTTATCATCTGTCTCTTTTTTGTAATATTGGTTTATCTGTTGGCCATTCCATTTGAAACTCCGGGTCATTCCATTTAACAACACCTTGCTCATTTGCATCTACATATTGACCATCGTAAAATAAATTATAATGAAACATACAATCAGTAAGTGCATAGTGACCATTTGCAAACCCAGGAGGAACTAATACCTGTTGTCTGTTACGTTCAGATATGATGAATGATTCCCAATCCCCATAGGTAGGAGAATCTTCTCTTACGTCCAAAACAATGAGGTATATATCACCAACTGCTGCTTGGACTAATTTCCAAGTTTTAGTATCATAATGTAATCCTCTTAATACACCTTTGTATGATTTTGAAAATCTACCATGTACCGAAACATATGGTGTAAGTTTTAACATTACAGGATGTTCCTCTGAATGAAATGTTGTAAATATCTCACCTCTGTATTCTCTATAAATTGATGGTGTGTATATTTCTACTTCGTTTCCGAATTTTTTTGATGGAGTTACTTCGAACTCTTTCCAATTTGAACTCATATTATGTATTGTTTGCGTAACCTAATGGAAATCCGTTTCTAAATTCTGCTCCCATTCTTGGTACTATCATTTGATATGCTTCTATAAGTTGTTCAATACCTTCATCTAAACTCCAAGTTGGTTTCCAACCTGTTGCTTCAATTTTAGCATTAGAAACAATGTAATCTCTTTTATCAGGGTCTTCGTAATAATCATCATAAACAATTGCAAATTTTGGAACTTGTAATTTTATCTTTTCCAATAATTGTTGTTTATTTAAATTTGAATCACTTAAACCAACATTAAATACTTCACCTTTGTGTTCATCGTAATTGTGTAACATAAATAAGAAAGCATTTGCTACATCTTCTATATGAATAAAGTTTCTTTTAAAGTTTTTCTCAAATACTACGATGTATTTATCAGTAATTGCTTTATAAGTAAAATCGTTTACTAACAAATCAGTTCTCATTCTTGCAGATACTCCAAAGACGGTTGCTAATCTAAAAATGATTGCATCTGTATGTTCTTTTAGAAGTCTTTCTGCTTCAACCTTAGTAGAACCATAAACTGATATTGGATTTAATGGGGATTCTTCGGTACATTCTGATTGACCTTCTGCAATTCCATATCCACTATTTGTATTTGGATATAAAATCTTTTTACCTTTACCTTTTGTAAATTTTATTATATTTTGAATTTGAATCAAATTTAATTCCTTTGCCAATTGAGGTTCGGCATCACAAGCAGGAAATCCTACAATTGCTGCTAATGGAATAATCACATCTACTTGATTGCAAAGTTTTTCCAATAGTTTTTCATTACGAACATCTCCGTAGATAAATTTAAATTCAGAATGGTGTGTGTATTGTAATAAAGAAGTTTGGTTAAATAATAGTTTATCTAAAACTATAACGGAATGCCCTTCTTGCAACATTCTACCAACTATAACAGAACCTAAATAACCGGCTCCACCTGTAATTAATATCTTCATTTTTATGTAACTTATATAGTTATATATATCAAATATTTATATATTTATACACAAAGAAAAAAATATGAAGAATTTACCTATAATTTCATTTTTCGTAAAATTATACGAAGATTACCAAAGAAAGAAAAGATTTAAGAAAAAATTAGAAGAACTTAAAAAAAGAGACCCTTTTGTATATAAATCTTTCTAATCTTAAATTTTGAGATATTTATACATATGAAATTAGAAGTAGATAAGCCGGAAGTAACGGATTTAGTTGTAGTATATTCAGGACGTTTCCAACCATTCCATGCTGGACACTATGTATCCTATCTAAAACTTGCTAAAAAGTTTGGTAAGGAGAATGTATATATTGCAACATCTAATAGTACATCTGGTCCAAAATCTCCATTTGATTTTAAAGAAAAGAAGGAAATTGCAACTAAAATGTTTAATGTTCCATCTGATAAATTTATTCAAGTATCAAACCCATATGCTCCAAAAGAAATATTATCATCTTTTGATGGTAAAACTACTGCTTATATTGCGGCAGTTGGGGAAAAAGATGAAAGTAGATTAAGTGGTAAATATTTTAAACCATATAAAGGTAAAACGGGATATGGTTATGATGAGATAGGATATACTTACGCAGTTCCTGCCGAATCAAGTCCAATTAGTGGAACGGATGTTCGTAATTGGTTAGGTAGTGGAGATGATGAATCTAAAAAGAAAGGATTCTTAAAAGCATATCCAAAGTTTAATGCAGATATTTTTAAAATGATAACAAACAAATTAAATGAAGATGGTTTTCCAGGAGGAATCGGAACAGGATTAAATCTTCCAGGTGGATATATTAATGGAGCACCAACTGGTTCTGCAAACGAATCAAATAACACAGAACCATCTTCTGCATTAAGACCTGAACCAAAGCCAACAAGACATCAAATAGAACACCCATCGGACGAACCAGATTGGTATAAGAATGAAAGTTTATATGACCCAATTGGACATATAATTGATAGAGTTCTTGCAGAAGAAATGTTTAAAGAGTTTGTAGATTCATACTTTACAGAAGCACCAAATCCTATTATGGATAAGGAGTTTGATTATACTGCTTCAGATGGAACTAAAAAGAAAATTAAAGTTAAGAGTGCATTAAGATTAGCAAAAGACCATCCTGCACACGTTCAAGCTACTAAAATGGTTGGTAGTGATAAACCTAATGCAATGGCAAAAGGACCAACAGATGCACCTGCAAATCAACCAAAAAAACTTGCTGAGCCAGGTAAAGCAGCAACCCAATCGGCAAAACCTTCTGAACCTGGTCAACCAGTTAAACAAGGACAAACCCAACAAGGTAAAGCAGATAAGGCAAAAGGAGGAACTCCTACACCACAAGGAGCAGAACAAACACCACCTGCACAAACATTAAGTGGTGATGAATTAAAATCATCAGCTGAAAAAACACCACAAGATAAAAAAGCTGAAAAATATGCTTCATTCAAAGAATTTTTTAATGATGCAAGTGATTCTATTAAAAAAGAAGCATCGGCACTTTGGAAAGATTTTAATACAGAAGAACACCACGATGCACATGAAATGGCAAACCCTGAATCTGAAACTAGAAAAGGATTTGTAGACCGTGCTGCGGATTTTATGGCAGAGTTTCCAGATAATATGGTAAAAGGTGCATATGATGTTGCAAAGCACAAATATCATCAACTTAAAAATACTGGAAAAGGTATAAAATCATTAGCAACTTCTTTATCACATGGTAAAGGATTGCAATTTGGTTACGAAAAGGGTAAAGATGGAAAGTGGGGAATTAATAAAGATGCAGCAGAAAAACAGAAAAAAGCAGCAAAAGCAACGGCAATTGATGCAGCTAAAATAGCAGGAGCAGTTATTGCCGGTGGAGCAGTTAGTGGAGTGATGGGTCATTTAGCGGGAGGAGGAGCACTTGGTGGTTTGGGGCAAGCTGCACTTAGTGGTGCGGGAGAAACACTTTCTCATGGAGTTACTGGATTTGTAAGCCATATGGGAGTAGATTTTGCAAAACATTGCGGATTTGAAGCATTAGGATTAGGTGCAGGATTTGAGTTTGAGCAAGCTGAAAAAATAGCAGCAAGAGCTGGTGTTGCAACCGTAGGAGTTGTTCCACATATAGGTAAATTATTCCACAATGCAATGAGTTATGTTATGTCCGAAGATGCTAAGCCGGAAGATGAAACAAAACAAAACGCAGATTTACTTATGAATTTGGTGGCAACTATTTTGGAAAAAATGAAAGATTTCAAACCAACATCACAACAGATGTTTGAAACAATGAAATCATATTCAGAAGCTAAAAAAGAAAAGGAAGAAAAACAAAAAGGACTTGAAACGGCAAAATTATTAAAACCAATACAAGAACAAATTTCTCCATTAAAAAGAGAAAATGTAAGTAATTTTGTAGAATATGCAACCAAAAGATTAAAATTAAAAGAACAACCAAAAGTAACATTAGTAGAAGACCCTGAGTTTTCAAGACAAAACCATTCATTGGGTGGATACAATGTTGATTCTAAAGAAATATTTGTAGCAACCGAAGGCAGATTAACTGCTGATATTTTAAGAACTATTGCACATGAAATGGTTCATAGAAAGCAAGATGAAATGGGATTGATTGGTGATTCAGTAAGAGATGGAGCAACTGGTTCAACTGTTGAAAACAAAGCAAATTCAATAGCAGCCATATTATTAAGAGAATATGGTAAGTTAAATAAAACAATTTACAATGAAGACATCAATATAGATGTTGATAAGGGTGATACTGTTTTAATGGGTAAATTCAAAAACAAAAAAGTTGTAGCAAAAGATTTTGGTACTGATGACCACGGAATGCCAACAATCAACGGTAAAGTTGCAACTACATTTAGAATACCAAGAGGAGAAAAAGCAAAACCAAATCCACAATCTGTATTTGATGAAGTTGGTTCAAACGATTGGCACTTCAAAGCAATTATGAAATTGTGGGATAAAGCAAATTCATATGGTAAAAAGAAAATTGGAGTAGCAGTTTGTAATGACCCAAATGCAAGTAAAAGAGAAATCGAAGCCCAATTAAGAGATACTGATTACGAAGAGGTAACTGATATGACCGATAAATTGGGATTAAAAGAATATATCGAAAAAAAAAAGTTAAATAAAATTGGTGAATCGGTTAATACGAAAAATCACAAACCTCACGGAACTCTTGACCATAATTTTAATCATCACCATAAATCATCTGCATACGCACCTGATTATGGGTATCCTGCTGAGTTAGATACAATAGATTTTGATGATAAAAGAACTAAACAACCAGGACACCAAGTAACTACAAAAGATACAGAGGATAGAGGATACGAACCTGTTAAAACTGAAAAATTAACACAATCTAATTTGGATAGTGTTGAAAGATACGCAGATAGAGAGTTAGACCCTGCTGACATAGAATTTAGTAATCACTTTTTTGATAGAGTAAATGATACTCGTAATGGTAAAGAAATATCCGAACCAGAACTAACTGGTTTCTTTAAGAGATTAGGAAGACACAAAAAACAATTCATAGATTTTTTAGACAAATACAATCAAATCGTAGTTAAAGACGATAGAAGTAATATCAACATTCCATTTGTAAAGATGGCAAATAAAGTTATTGCTAAAACCGTAATGAGAAAAGGTGATTTTCAAACCAATTCTCCTACAATCGTAAACGAAGAAACTCCATCAGAAATCATAAAAGATTTAGATAAAGTAAGACATGATTTAATTAAAAAAGTAGATGTTCTAATTGCTAAAAAGAAAAAACTTTACTCTAATGTTGATATTGAATCACCAATGAGTGCAGATGAAAAACAATTAGATAAAGATATACAATCTATATTTTCACAAATTCAACAAATAATTCTTAAAAAAAGAACTTTAAAAGAATCTTTAAACGAAGCAATTAAATGGGAAGAAGACACTTTTAGAAAATGTATGCTTGGTAAATTACCACTTTCACTTAATATTGTTCAGAAATTAGTAAACCCAATTAAAGCAACTACATTACACATAACTGATATTGCAAATTTATCAAAAGTTGCAGCATTAGAAGGAACTAAAAAATCAATTTCTACATTCAATAAAACTACTAAATGGGGAAAAATTGCACAAGGTAAAGGATTGTGGACAGAAGGTGGTGTAATGGTAGCATTATCAGGTACAATTTTGGCACAAAGTATAATGGATTTGTGGACAGAGCCTGATAAACAAGGTAGAAGATGGGTAAATCCTGGAACTGTAATAGCAAATTTGGGAAGAGAACAAGATGTAGTTTTTAATTTTGCACCTGAATTACAACCATATAAAGAAAAGTTTAATAAGCATTATTTTGATGGTACAATTACAAATGCAGAAAAAGCTGAATTCATAAAAAAATATTATGAAGCTGCTGAAAGATATATGTTGAGTAAGAAAAAAGATTTTCAAGAAACATACTCAAATTCAAATGGATTACATTGGGAAGCAGATTGGAATGAAGTAGTTCTTACAAACATTAAAATTGAAAAGATTTTAGTAATCCAAGATAAAACTCTCTTACAAGATTATCCCTGGAATATTCAAAAGAAACATAGAGAAATAGAATTATCTAAAAGTAGAGCGGATGCAAATAAATGGTTAGAAAGCCAGAAAAGTCCAAGTGATAGGCAAAACGAAATAGATAAAATAAAGCAAAAATACAAAAATGTAGAAGTTGCAAAGAATGAGGCTGATATTCAAAACTTTATTAATAATAATGGTGGTAAAGTTATGAATGAATCGGTAAACAAATCTGTAATATCAGAAGGTGGTGCATACGGACACATGTCTCACCCGTTTGATGATATGAAATTAACTTTTGGTGATTTAAAAAATATTATTACAGGAGCATTAACTGGTAAATTAGAATTGACTAGAGAAAAAACCGATGGACAAGCTCTGGCAATCAGTTGGAAAAATGGTAGATTAATTGCAGCAAGAAACAAAGGTAATTTAGCTAATGCGGGTGCAAATGCAATGGGTATAGAAGATGTTGCATCAAAGTTTGCAGGTAGAGGTGGATTAACCGATGCTTACAATTTTGCTATGAAAGATTTATCAGCAGCAATTAGTTCGTTATCAGAACCACAGAGAAAAAAGATATTTGATGAAGGTAAGTGTTTTATGAACTTAGAAGTTATCTGGCCTACATCGGTAAATGTGATACCTTACGGACAACCCCTATTGGTATTCCACAATACAACTTGCTATGATGAGAAAGGTGTAGCAGTTGGAGCAAATCAAGGGGCAGCAACGATGTTAGCAGGAATGATTAAGCAAGTTAATGGAGATGTTCAATCAAAATATACAATTCAAGGACCTCCTGTAACTAGATTACCAAATAATGAAGAATTGGCTTCTAAACAAACTAAATATTTAACACAATTACAAAAATTACAATTTGAATTCCAATTAAGTAATAGAGATGGTGTTGCGGAATATCATCAGGCCTGGTGGGCAAACTTTATAGATAAGAGTAAAGTTAAATTACAAAAGTTAGAAAGAGATGCTTTAATTAACAGATGGGCATTTGGTGATAAATCATTCCGTTTGAATACTATTACTGATAAAGATGCTCAAAAGTGGGCAATAGATAATGATAAAGTAAATGTTGCAAAACAACAAAAAGAAAACATTAGACCATTTGAGGAGATATTTTTAGGAGTTGGAGCAGATGTATTATCATTTATGGATTCGGTATTAACTGCAAATCCAAATGCAGCAGTTGCTAGTATGAAACAAAGATTAAAAGATACTGCTGATAAGGTAAGAGGTAGTGGAGATATAACTAAAATTCAAAAATTAAAACAAGAATTAGCAAGATTACAATCGATTGGTGGATTAGAAAAAATAGTTCCAAATGAGGGCATTGTATTCATTTATAAAGGAAACACATATAAACTTACAGGAACTTTTGCACCATTAAATCAGATTTTAGGTATTTTTTACGAATAGTTTGATATATATAATAAATCAATTAGTTACATTAATATAGAATTATGGCAAAGAGAAAATCCTTTGAAGAAAAAAACAAAAATATTCACAAATCTCGTCAATTAGTTATAGATACAGTATTTGGAAGAACAGATGATAATCAAACAACATTTGGTTATGAAAAAGAAGCTGATAAAAAAAGAGAAGTTGGTGAAAAATGGGTTGATGGTGAAGGTGTAGAGTGGGAACAAAAAGATGGGTTTAGAACAAACCTAACTAAGATGGATAAGGTAAGAGAATTCTTACAAAAAATTAGTAAATGTTCTTCATCCGAATGTAAAACTATAAAATATAGTACTGCTGATAAAAAGGCAATTGTTAAAACAACTCTTTGTATAGATTGTTTAGCAAAGCAAGAAACTAAGTTAAGAGTAGATGGTACTTGGCCGTTTTATGAGGATTACAAAATAACATTAAATAAATTAGGTTATGTTAGAGATTTAAAAACTCAATACGAAGAAGCATTAGAAGGTATCAAACAACAGGTTGAAATGGTAAATGAAAATGGTACTATTTCAAATTGGCAATGGGATATTGATATTGAGAAAGTAAAAGAAGATATTAGAACAGATATAAACGGTGCATACGATGCAATCGAAGCACTTTTAGAAAGAAAATTAGCATTAGAAGAAAAATTGGTTGAATTAAACCATTCAGAACTTGTAAAACAATAGATTATGGAAAAGATATTCTCATTCACAAATATTTTAATAATTGGTTTAGTTGCATTTATTGTATTTAAACAATGTAGTAGTGAGGATAAATCTATTGAAACTATTAAAATTGATGGTAAAAAATACGAATTGTTAAAACATAAAATAGATACCTTTATTGTTGAGCGTACTCAGATAAAATACAAAAAAGGACAAGACATTTATCACGAAACAATTGTAGAAAAAGAAAAGAAAGTAGAAGTACCTGTTTATATAAAAGCAGATAGTGAAAGAATTGTAAAAGAGTATCACTCAAAAGTTTTGTATAAAGATAGATTAGTATTAAATGATGGATTGGGTATTATAGATATAACTGATACCATTAGTAAAAATAAAATTATTGGTAGAAAATGGAATGCTCAAATTAAAGAGAGAACCATTACTGATACTAAAATTGTTAAAGAACTTCCAAAAAACCAAGTTTATATAGGAGTAAATGGTATAGTGGGTAACTCATCTGTATTGATAGGACCACAACTTACTCTTAAAACTAAAAAAGATAATTTATACGGAGCAAATTTACTTATAGACGGAAACGGAAATAAGTATTTTGGTGTATCGGTTGGTTGGAAGATTAAACTCAAAAAATAATGGCAGTTCAAGGGCAACCTAAGAAGTCTTTAAAAGAGATTATTGCAGAAGAATATCGTAAATGTGGGTTAGACCCAATTTACTTTATGAAAAAATATTGTGTTATTCAACACCCAACCAGAGGTAAGATACCTTTTCATTTATATGAGTTTCAAGAGGATTGTTTAAAAGACTTTAAAGAAAACCGTTTCAATATTATTCTTAAATCCCGTCAGTTAGGTTTATCAACCCTTTCTGCGGGTTTTATTTTGTGGAAGATGTTATTTAATGAAGATTTTAACGCATTGGTTATTGCAACTAAAGTAACAGTTGCAAAGAACTTGGTAGAAAAGGTAAGAGTAATGCACGATTTATTACCAATTTGGTTAAGAGATGGTGGGAACTCTTCGGTTGAAGACAACAAACTATCACTTAAACTAAAGAACGGTTCTCAGGTCAAAGCAATCGCATCTTCACCCGATGCAGGACGTTCGGAAGCTCTATCCCTATTAGTAGTGGATGAGGCTGCATTCATTAGAGATATTGATGAAATTTGGTTATCTGCTCAATCAACCTTATCAACGGGTGGTTCTGCAATCGTATTATCTACTCCAAATGGTGTTGGTAACTGGTTTCACAAAATGTGGGTAGAGGGAGAAAGTGGTGCAAATGGATTTAATCCTATAAATCTCCATTGGACAGTTCATCCAGAAAGAAATCAAACTTGGAGAGATGAGCAAACTCGTATTTTGGGAGCAAAGGGAGCGGCACAAGAATGTGATTGCGACTTTGTTGGTTCTGGAGATACAGTAATAGACCCTGAATTATTAACTTGGTATAAAAGTACTTATGTAATGGAACCTGTTGAGAAAGCAGGATTTGATAGAAACCTATGGAAATGGGAATATCCAAATTATAATAAACAATATATGGTTGTAGCTGACGTTGCAAGAGGAGATGCAGCCGATTATTCAACTGCACAAGTTTTAGATATTGAAGATTGTTCGCAAGTTGCGGAGTATAGAGGAATGATTGATACCAAAGATTTTGGAAACTTTCTTACTGCATTGGCAACCGAATACAACAATGCATTATTAGTAGTAGAAAACTCAAACGTAGGTTGGGCATGTATTCAACAAATTATAGATAGAGGATACCAAAATCTATTCTATATGAGTAATGACTTAAAATATATTGATGTTGAAAGACAAATGAGTAATAGATTTTACAGAGATGAAAAACAAATGGTTGCAGGTTTCTCTACAACATCTAAAACAAGACCTTTAATTATTTCAGCATTAGACACTTATATGAATGAGAAAGATATTCTTATTCGTAGTGGTAGATTGATTGATGAAATGTTTACATTTGTTTGGCATAGTGGTAGAGCAGAAGCAATGAAAGGATACAATGACGACTTAATTATGGCATTGGCAATT